TAAATGTATAGACGCCGTTTAGACCAAACTCATCATTTGATCCAGCATTTCTTGTCACAGACGCATCAACTGAGTCGCCCATTCCAAATTTGTCTATGTTGCTCATAATTACTCCTTTAGTTAATTCTTAATACAGCAGTGGTTGAAGTTGCTGAGGGGAATTCTATTGTAAATGTTGTAGTGGCTATTTTTTCTCCACCAAAATTTAGTACTGCGACTGATGCATTCGTAGTGCTATTATATATCAAAGCGCCAGCAGCCGTAAAGTTTGCAGGGCTCCAAGTTACATTAGCAAACGTAACATAAGCCGTGTTATTACTAGTATCACTACCTATAGTAGGAGTTAAAACTTTACCCCCAGCTACATAGCCAGTACCTGTAATTTCGTCTTGCGTTGTATATGCAGTTGTTTCGCTATTTATAGTAGCTACCGCATTATACAATGCTATTTTATATGTATATGGTGACCCAGCATTAAAATTTACTAAACCTTGTAACAAGTTTAGTTTAAACGTTGTGGTCTGTGCTTGTCCTAAAATCATCTAACTGGGTACCTTACTTGTCCGCTTCGGTATGAGTCCTGGCGGTCTTTGCCGTCACCAAGTTGTTTCAATAGTACCATAGCTTCATCATATCGTTTTTGATATTGATTAATAATATCTTGTTCGCCTTTCATGTACGTATACGCTTCTAGTAATGAGCCGTATAATAAAGTAGAACTAAAGTTATCACCTAACCAAGACGTACCTGCAGTTGTAATAGATGTAGGATAATAAAAATAATGTAGTTCAGCAGCATACGCAGCATCTGGAGTAGGTCCTACAATAAATGTATTCTGATCAAATACCGCATAGTATTCAGGTTGACCATAATATATTGCGTCTGTATCTGGAAATGATTGTCTAATAAAGTTCACGTCTTTGTTTAAAAGATATAAGTATTCATTACTTGGGTTAATCACTGCCAAACTAAATGTAGCAAGCCAATCACTAGGCATCGCTAAATATTTATTACCTGTAGTAAGAGATCCTGTTACGTTCTTTCGAAGCGCAGGAAGTTGCACCGAGTTGTAAATACGTTGTTCAGCTTGTTGGATAAATGTATCAATATCCGTTGTTTGAAACGTATTCTCGGTATAACTTTGTATTTCTGCAACTAACTGCGCGTAGTTCATTACGCCATCGGACCTCTTGTTTTGATGCCTTTAGTAGCTGCACCATAACCACGCATAGTTTTTTCACCATGTCTATTAATTTTTTTAGACGCTGGATCACCTGCGCTTACACGTTGTCTGCCTGTACTTTGATCTAAGTCTTGTGCTTTTAACTTGTTAGGATCTTGAGAAAAGCCGATGTCTGTACCGTTTGGATTAGGCATTGGTTGTTTATAAATATTAAGATCATCACCAGTACCGCCTGATGGAAATTTAAACCCAGTAGTTTCACTAGCGTCTTTGTTGTTTTTTGCATTACCTAACGGATAAGCTCCTGCTGGTGTTGGTTTTGGAAAATCGTTTTTAGCCATTTTATTACCCCTTTTTTTGTGCTGCAACTTTAGCCATACCACGACCCATAGTTTTCATGTCAATGTTCTTTTTGCCACCTTTAGAACCTGCATGTTTAGGACCTTTTTCGATACCTACTGAAGCGCCGTCGTTACCTAAATTTTTACCTTTAGTTTTACCTTGTTTAGTAATTCCATCTGCTGCTGATCTGAATCCCATATACTTCTCCTTATGTTGTTGATACTGTTACTGTGCCTACGTTACCTTGTGCTACTAGATCATTAGGCGTTAATCCAGCATCGTTCGCTCTTGATCCACCTACAGGGTTATATCCCCACTGAATAATTCTACTGCCCATTAACGGAACACCTGTTTGTAATGGTGATACTCCTGTCCCTGCTTCTACTTGTAATCCATCTAATCCCGATTGATAATAACTTGGGCTATCAGGTCTAGGATTACGCACTGCTTGCGGATCATTAACTGGGTACATGCCAAGTTGTAACTGTGGCTGATCAACTTCCCAGCACTCAGGACATACCAGTATATTAACATTTTTGGTCTTAATAACCAATCTTTTAAGCTGATTTAGCTTATATCTAAACCCACATCGATCACACTGTGCAATCGAGTTCTTGGCACTAGCGTAATTGGTTGGCATCGTTTACCTCAAACTTATTCTTTTTCTTTATATTTTCAATACCCGGTATAACTTGTAAATTTTCTATTACATGGAGCCCTGAAACTAATTCCCCTTGCAACGGGATAATATGATCTACATGCCAAAGATAACCAAAATGTTTAGTTCTTACTTGAGCTAATTCATATACTTCTTTGATTAACCGCATATGGTCTTTATCAACCCATTTAGGTATTCTATTTTTCTTTCTTACTTTGTACGCTTTAGCAAGAGCATTTACTTTTGCTTTATTAGTCTGTCTATAAATTTGTTTTTGCGCTAAATGATGCTTTTTAGTTCTTTCATAACTAGCTTTCTTTTTTTGGTTATGAATCTCTGGAAAAGTTTCTCTTATTTTTTTATGAAAGTCCCTAGTACACTGCATACAAATTCGATCATTAACTCTTCGTTTTTCTATATGCCCATGTATACAAGGCTTGCCTGTAAAATAATGTTTTATCCCTAACGCTTTGGCTTCAAGTCGTTTTATTATTTCCACGTTAGCCTCTAAAAAACTGTTCGCGCGGTACCCATCGTACTGGAGCTTTTTCTCTATCTTCTTCAGCTGCTAATTGGAACGCTGCTTCATAGTCTGCTCTTAACATTTGTATTCTCATAGGATCTACATTAGGTAACTTCATAGCTAAATATGCAGCTAACCCTGCAACCATGCATGGAATAAATCTAAATGGAATATCTTCTACAGTCACGCCATTACCTGCGTCTTGTATGCGTCTTAATCTGTAATATACAAATGTATAAAAATTACTTTGATCCGGAGCCACCCAAACATTTACTGTGGGTAAATTTTGTACAGAGATTTTAGCACCGATTGCATGAGCGGCTAATGTAGTATTATTTACAGCTCTGATACACCCTGTAATTGTATTACCACTAATACCGCCATACTGAATAGTTTCGGCATCTATCTTAATAAAACCAAATTGAGCTAAACCCACTGTACTTGATAATGTAATTGTTTCAGGGTTTGCCGCTGTTGACGCAGTAGCAGTTAGTGTTTCATTTAAAGTAATTGTAGTAGGGTTCTCTTGACCACTTTGTCTGTTGATCCACACTTGGATAGGACGACCTGTTGCATTCTTATTTGGTATTGTAATGTAGGTAGACTCAGAAATACGGTTAATATTAATATCTTGTTGATTCTGTCCTGTGCCTGTACGCGTGACCATATCAAGTAAATCAATCGTATCACTTGGTAATGCATACATAATTTGGTTTTGGTTTAACTGAATTTGACCTGGTTCTACAGTCCATAAATTAATACCGCGATTAGCCCACTCAATAGTAAGCAAGTTTAAACTACGTCTTGCAGTTCTTAAATCATAGCCCGTACGAAGTTCTTGACCACATCTTTCAAATGCGTCTTCTACTAGATTGTTTAAATCTAAATTAAAACTCGTGGTTCCTGTGGTTAATTGCGCCATTATTTTTTACCTTTTGGAAATCCAGCTTTCATGTTTGCATACGCTTTAGGGTCTATTGTAGACTTTGATTTAGGGCGTGATATGCCTTTTTTCTTTCTAGCATTTATATTTGCATAAAGTCCTACAGGACCGCCTTCTTTAAACTGAGTAAAGTCAGTATTATCACGACGTTTTTTAACAACACCTTTTGGCATTGTATTCTCAGTAGCATTAGGTATTTTAGTTTTTTTTATAGCACCCATTCCTCTGCTTGCTCTCATTACGATCTCCTTAAACTAGCTAATCCGCCAGTCCTAATATTAACAGGTTTATACTCTTCTGGACGTCTTGCTGTCGCAGTTGTTGTCGGTGTTGCTGAGCTTGCTTCTACAGGTCTAAATGAACCCATGGATGCAGTAGTTGCTGGTACCATACCACGTTCAGCAGGTCCTCTTGGTGCTCCGCCTTCCACAGGTTGATAAGGACTTGGTGCAGGGGCTGGTGCTTCTGGTGGCTTAATAAAAGAAAATGGGTTAGCCATCGTAGGTGCCGCTGTACTTGTTGGTGAAGCAAAAGGTTGGAAAAATGGGTTATTCTCTCTTCTAGCAAACTGAGCTAATTCATAAGCTTTATCTTTTTCTCCAAACCCAAAATCAGCATACTGAATAGGTAAGTAACTAGCATTACTACTTTGTGCTTGGGGTTGATACTCACCATATGCAGACTTAATATCTTCAGTCAAATAACTTGGTAAATCTGGTCTTGCTCCAGCATAAGGTGTAGTAGCTGGATTAAAATCACCAATCGGTTTATATGCACCACTTTGTGGAGCTACTGACAACATGCCAGGACTGAATGATTTTTGTAAATTAGCTTGAGCTAATTCATCGCCTGCCATCTTACCATATATATTTTGATATGCATTAAAACCTGATGTACCTTGTGCACCTTGTGCTTCTGGGCTATACATATTACCCAACTCAGGAAGAACGTTATATACACCTTTATTACCTTGCACAAAATATTTAGATGCGTCATATGGTTCACCACCATAACTATATAAATCTGACCCAAAAGAAAATCCTGGAGGAGGAGCAGCTAATGCTCCTGAAGCGTCTGTAGCACCATATGTAGGAACCCCACCGCTAGAACCCCCGCCACCGCCGCCACCGGAATATCCACCTGTCAAGGCTGTGCCCGCAATAGAGCTAAGAGCTCCCATAGGACCTCCGGTAATATACCCAGCTACTGGACCCGCAATTTTACCAACGCCAGGAATCGCACTAGCAGCAGATGATATTATTCTAGCTGGAGACGTTATTGCTTTTACTGCACCGCCCATAGGGTTTCCTTATGCTCTTGTTTTGCCGCGAATAGCAATGCCATCTGCGCGTTTAGAAGCTGATGAAACTGAGCCGCCTTTTTTATAGTTCTCATCAAACTTTTTAACTTCTGTACTTACATCATACATAGCTTTATTTTTACGATAGGCTTCAGGATCTTTCATTTCTTCCATCTTCATTTGCTTTTCTTCAATTTTAGCTTTTTGTTCTTTTGATGGTGGAGTAATATCCTTAACAAACTTTTTAATTTTTTCAATAACTGCCATAATATTCTCCTAGCAAATCTTGCCTTTTGTTTTACCTTGCTTAGCAATACCGTTAGCTTTTGCTAATTGAGATACTTTACCACCAGTAGCATAACCACACATACCACCTTTTTTCATTTTGTGTTCTTTCATTTCTTCTGCTTTGGTTTCTTTCTTTTCGTGTTTCATCATAGCAGCTTTAGACGCGTATTTTTCGCCTGTGCCTTTTTCTATCATGCCACCTTTTTTCATTTTATGCATCGATGATTCATGACCTTTAACTTCTTTTTTAGCAATTACTTTTGCATCTGATTTTGTTGCACATGCTTTAGCCATACCGCCTTTTTTCATGTAGCCCATTTTATTTCTAGCCTCCGTTGGTAATTTTGATAATCCAGGATTTTCACTTGCGTCTACTGCTTTTAGTGATCCACCTGATCCGAACTTCTTAGTTTTATCTGCTTTCATAAACTCTTCTCCTACTGATTTTGATATGCCAACTTTTTTAGCAAACGATGGATTGTTAGCTACAGCTGCCATTAAGTTATGTTGTTTTTTAGATTTACTTGGCATTTAATCAGCCTTTGTATCTGTGTGTTGAACTTCTACTTCAACTTTAGTTTCTTTTTTACTAGGCTTGATAGTTTCGACAACAACTTCTGTAACTTCTTCTGTAACTTCTGAATGAGTAATTTCATCTAATAATTCCTTTTGTTTTTTCATTTTAAACACCTTTTCTATAAAAGCTTTCATACTATTTTCCTAACCAGTGGGTTACCATCCAACTTATAACGCCTGAAATAATAGTGGCAATAGCAATGAATACTTTCCAACCGCCTTTGATTTCTTCTAGTGTTTTTTCAATTCCATCTAGACGTGCTTTTAGTTGTTCCATGTCTTCCATAATACTATCCACATCTGATTGAATATGTTTAATCTCAACACCGTGTTCTATAACTTCACGTTCTGCACTCATTTGCAATTCCACCTTTTTAAAGAAGCAGCCTTACGAGTAGGTCTACCTTTTTCATCTTTCATAGGACCGGGCATACCAGACATCCTAGCACAAAACGACTTCTTACGAGGTCCACCTTGTGGTTGAGGAGCCTTTAGGTTTGACCCAGTAGCTGCGTTATACTTTGCACGACCTTTAGCCGTGAGACCTGCACCTTTCGATACAGGAAGTTTTTCACCGCGTCCAATTGCTAAGCTAGGACCTTTTTTCTTATTAGCCATAAATTATTTGCGCTGAATCCATATTAACCATGTAAGCATATACACCTGTTTCAGCTCTTATGCCTTCACCTGGAATGAACGGAACGTTGGTAAATATATCAGTGGCTACAGTTTCATAAGTAAGTAACCATTTACCAACAGCATATACGGCTGCAGTGCTAGCAATACTACGCGAGTTAATATCTGTAAGGGTAAATGTATCTGAGCCTGTTTTAGTAATAGAATAAGTACCATCAGTAGCTGAAACACCAGAATTTGCTAAAAAGTGAATCCCTATAATATCGCCTGTATTTAATCCGTGCGCTGTTTTCGTTACTGTTACAGTATTAGCTGTTTGTGCGTAAGTTACGCTTGATGAAACAGGTGTTGAAGACGTATCAAATAAAGTTACATATCCAGCAGTAGCTGCTCCTGCAAATGATAGACCTTTAACACGTACAGGGTAGTTTACGAAATAGCCACTAGAATTTAGGTGTGCTTGTTTTACATCATATTGCATTGCCATATTTATTCCCCTTTTGTTTCTTTGGCGTCTAATCTTTCCACTAATGCAGTATATGCATCGATGGCGCCCTGAGAAGCTGTAACAAAACTAGATGCTTGATTACGCTCTGCCTCAAGACGCTTGATCTCAGACAAAAGAAACTCTTTTGTAATTTCCATTTATTAAGCTGCTGCTGAAACCATTAAGTAGTATGCAGTGCCTGTTGAGTCAACAATTTTAATTGTCTTAGTAGCTGATACTGAAACGGCATTTGCAACCATTGCTGCTGGAACATTAAATAGATTTGATAAGCCTGTACCTGCACCGCTGTTTGTGAATCTAATCCAAGAAGCGTTTGATGGTAATGTAGCGCCTGCACCTACGTCAGAATCTGCTTGAATAGCTGCAACTGTACCACCAGATGTAACACCTGCTGCTAAACCTAAAGTAGCACGTAAAGCATTAGCTGCACCTGTGATTGAACCGCCTGTATTTACTGATAAAGAAACATGAGAACCATTAGTTGTTTGACCTGCACCTTGTGCTGCAGTTACTACTGAGAAAACTCTTAATGTTTCGCCTGCGCCTGCGCCTGCAAATGTTAGTCTATTATAAGATAAGCGCGTATCACCTGATGTTGCAGATGTAGTTGCATATGATTGATTGATATTTTGTGCTGTTGTTACTACGATTGGATCTGTTGCTGTACCGCCGATAAAACCGTTTTGGGACGCGACTGGTCCGCTAAATGTTGTTTGTGCCATTTTGATTTTCCTTCATACAAAGTTAGGCTCATTAGTCTTGTATGCGTCTGCCGGGACAGTCTAATGAACCGGGTAACCCGGATTCCCAAATAATACCTGAATTGGCACTATTTGCAAGTATTATAGCACGTTATAAAAAGAAAAAGGGGGCATTAAGCCCCCTAATTCAGTACTAAATTAATAGCAGTCTGTTACGATAACCATTACTTGTTCATTACGTACATAGTTACTTCAAAGCCAAATCTCATTTCTGTAGCTGCTGGTTTAGTCCACATAGTAGTTCTCCTAAAATTTTATACACACCGTGTGTATAACCGTATTATGACCCGCACGATTAATAGTGCTATAGAGAAAACCATGAAAAAAGGACCTGTGTTTTAAGCAGGTCCCTTAGTAGTACGTAGCCAGTTGCTAATTAAGCACCTGGTGAACCCCACATACCGAGAGGATCAGACCAACCGAATGAATAACGCTCACGAGCCTTGTAACGAACGTTACCTGTATCGAAGTCACCATCCATAGAAGTAGATAACGGAGTACGCACAAAGTGTTTCATGCCGTTAGGTACATCAGTTGTTAAGAAGTATGAATCGCTGTCTGTTAAGAAGTGGTTAATTGCGTAACCTTCTGGAATTGAACCATTATTCTTAATAGCATTGATATCATTGTCAGCTGTTGAAACACGAAGTTCAGTTTCGAGCAAGCGAGTTGCAACGAATTGATTACCTGGTGGAACAATTAACTTACGTGGTTGAGCAGCGATTAAAAGACCACGCTCATCAGTCCATGCAGCGATTTGAATAACAGCGTTTTCTAGTGCTGTTTCGTTCAAGTCTGTTGGAGTTGCTTGAGTGTTGCTGTTAGTGCCACCTGAAACAAGAGGATGAGCTGTGTTAAATAATGAAACACCATCACCACCGTTGTAAGAACCAGAAGTGTTGAAGCCATTATTAAGAACTGCAGCAGCCTTAACTTGTTTTGTGTAAGCCATAGCGCGAGCTAAAGCCTTTGTGTAACGAGCTGATAATGTGTCATACAAGTTATCTTCTACAGCTTCTTCAGTTAAGCTGAAGCCAAGAGCGATAGTTTGATGATTGTATCGAGCTGTCCAAGCTTCTTGAGCATTGTCATAAGCGATTGCTGTGCCTTCGTTTTTGACTGGTGCTGCTGAGAAACCTGAAAGTTTTGTTTCTTCTTCGAATGAACGCTCTGAAGTCTCTGTTTCATAAACTTCTTTATGTTCTTCGCCATAACGCTTGTACTCTAAACCGAATAGCGCGTTAAGTCCTGGTAATAGCTCTTTTAGGAGCTGTGCACGTGAAATAGCCATGTTCTTTTCTCCTTAATTAAGCTGTGTAATTAACGCCGGTAAGGGCAGTCAACTGTGGGTTGTTAATTTTAACAAGTACTTCTGGATAAAGTACTGTAGAGCCTGACAAATAAGCTGTGTCTGGAACTACTGCAACTACTCTCCATGGTAATGTTGTTGCTGAGCCCGCACCAGTACTAGGAATAACACATGATGCTTGTGAATTACCTGTTGTTGCTGAGCCAGTACCGTTTTGAATTTCAGCTAAGTTTGTACCAACAATAGTTGCATTAGCACCAACTACTACTGTAGGAGCGCCTGAAACTGTTAATGCTACTTTAAATTCAGCTGATGCATCAACAACTACATAAGCAATAGCATTAGTAACGCTAGTACCTGGGTAGTATTGAGCTTGAACTGTTTGACCAGATGAATTAGTGTATTGAAAGCCAGTTGCAACACCGATAATAGTGCCGGAAGTTGTAGCTGCTGATAATTCAATTGTGCCGCCCGCTACGATTTTGACTGAAGAACCGTTATAAATTGCAGTATTGTAACTTGACGCAATTGGGATCTGTAAAGTTGCCCCAGCGTACGCAATACCGTCATAACGATTAATTGGTTCAAAACCATAAGGACTGTTAATGGTTGGATATGCCATTTTAATCTCCTTAAATGTTTATATTATTTACCTTTACCGAATGAAGTCGTTGCTTTTGACTCTGCGAAGAGAGGCATACGAGGATCATTCTGTTTCATAAAGCTGTTGTCAACTGCATCGGCTTGTTGTTTTGATTTTGTCTCATAATAAGCCTTACGTTGTGCAACAAACTCTTCTGGGATCTTGCATAATAATAGTCCACCAATTTCAACGCCGTCTTTAAAACGGGAATTTTGGTCAACCATTATTCTCATTTCAGGGTGGTCCGCTAATTTAACGGGTTCCCATCCTTCACGCATTTTTGAAGAAACATTTAGATTATCAGCGTCGTTAAGAAGACTTGTTCTAATCCATCGATAAGCCCAACCAGGTACCTTTTTAAATTCAGGCAATAATGATGCAGGTTTCCAGCTATCAGGTCTTTGAAATTCTTCTCTTGTTTGTAATTCACGATCTTGTCTGTTTGTATTATCCATTTGCATTCTCCAATTTTAAAGTTTCTCTTGCATATTGTTCCGGTGTTAGACCAAATTTCTTGGCTAACGCTACTTGTGTCTTCGTCAGACGCACTTTTTTTGGCGCGGTGCTACGCGTTGCCGGAGCAACTACATTCGAAGGTTTTGTGCGCTGGGCGGGTTGGTCCTCGTCTAGCGTTGCATCCCCATAGTATTCTGGGAATCGTTTCTGCATCGTACTATCTATACGACGGTAATATTCGTCAGATGTGGGATCTATACCATTTCTAACTAATTTTTCATGTACACCTAAAGCAAGACTTGTCATTTCTTCGTCTTTACCAAACCAATCATTTTTATCTTGCCAAGCAAGTGCTTTATTGTCTGGTTTTGGTGCTTGAGGTCTGTTTTCCTGTATATATACCTCTTTTTCATCCTCTTGTAAAGTGTTTTTATATTGAGGGGTATATCTTTGCGCTTCTGACAGTCTAAATTGCGCATCATTCATTTTTTGTTGCGCTTCAATAATCTTTTCAGAATCACCTAAATCATAGGCTTCACGATAGTCTCGTTTAGCTGAATGTAATTGCTGTTCTAACGCACCTTTTAATGTATGTAGATAAGTCTCTTCACCACTACTTAAAGTAGTTTTAAGTTTCCTATTTTCTTCAGCAATTTGTTGAGCAAATTTAATTGCTTCTTGGCGTTCTCGGTCAGCTGATTCTTTAGCACGTCTTTCGTCATGCCAAACTTTTTTAAGCTGCGCCATTCTTTGTTTAACACGGTCAGAATAATCTTCTAAAGTGTCATTTTCTAATTCTTCTACTTTATCTTTAGGTAAAGGTTCTTTACCTTTATCAGCCGCTGGGGTATCGTCTTCGATTTCAAGATCAATATCGTCTGCTTTTGTTTCTATCTTAACTTCATTTTTTTCAGTTTTAATAGAAACTTCTTTTTCATCAGGAAACTTATTACCTGGTATTTCGTCATCATCTGGATATTCAAAAACAATATCTCCATCTTTTACGTCAGCCATATATTACTCCTTATGCGCGAGTGTAGCCGCGAGGATCTTCAACAACCCCCTCAACTGTATCGTCGTTAATAATGCGGAATTCTCTTCCGTGAATTTTAAATCTAGTACCCGCGTATGCACGCGTTAAAACAAAATCACCTTCTTTACACCATGGACCTGTAGGAAATCTGACTTCATCTTTATAAGCTAAGTCGCCTACTTTTACTACAAATAAAACTACAGTCGAATGTTCTTCTATAGATTTAGCACCGGCTGCTTTAACAATACCGCCTTTATAGGTTTCTTCTGCTTCTGGAATTGCACACAAAATTCTATAGCCTTTTGGGTCTGGAAGTTGTAAACCTCTTTCTTCAATTGGTATATCTTCTGCATCTACTTCATTTACTGTTGGAATAATAATTGGTCTGCCATTAGCATCAACCAAGTTCTTATTCATCGTAAGGATTTGTTCACTCATCTTCAAACGTCTCCATTCTTTGTGCGAGGTCTTTAATCAAACTTTCTGCTACGGATAAACCTCGAATATATCCGGTCATATTTTGGTACGAAGCAAAATCTTTTGCCGCTCCGTCTCCTAAATTATTTAAAACTGTTTTGCGCTGATCATCTATTCGAGACAATAATAGCTCTAGCGTTTGGTCCATGTGTTACTCCTTAGGTTGTGTTTGTTCCTTTGTTAGATTTCTATCATCTACTTTATGTTTATGTTCCATTAAGCGATCGACCGCATTAATAGCTGTTTCTTTTTCTCTATGGCTATGTTCTTGTTTTTTAAACTCTGCGTCCATACCTAAACGGGCACCTTGTATTAGTTGTTCTCCTTCAAGTCTATTCTTATCTAGCGTTGTTTTAGATCCAACTTTAATACCTTCAAGTCTTTCATGAGAAGCAAGTTTTTCTTTTTCAAGTTCAAGTTTAGCTTGATCAAGTTGAATATCTGCTTGAGTTTTTTGAGCTTTAATTTGTAAGTCTTGAGCTTTAAGTTGTAACTCTTGTTGTTGCATTTGAACTAAAGGATCTTGCTGTTGTTGTTGCGCTTGTTGTTGTTGCATTTCTGCTTGATCTTTAGCTAGAAGTTTTTGTGCTGCTGCTGCAGTTAATCTAGATAATTCTAGTTCAACATCTTCCGGTAAGTTTTCGCCCGGTTTTGGTAGCTCTGCACCTAATTGTTCTTCAATTTGTTTTCTATATTCAAACGCAATATGTTCGTTAATATGTGCTAATGCCGCGGCTTGCATTTGTTGAGCCATTGGGTTTTGACTCATCATTTGCATTAACTTAGGATCTTGCATAGCTGCCATATGAACTGCTAAGTGAGCTTGATGATCTTGATAGATAAATGCTTTAGTAGGTTTACCATTAATAATATCCATATTTTCAGATACGGGATCTTTAGGTTTCTTGTCGTCTGCATTAGGAATAAGTTTTCCAATATTCTTAACACCTAGTACTTCTAACATCTGACGATTCAATTCTACTTGATCATAGATTTGTGGATTAGCTTGTGCCATTTGCATAACAGCTTGATATTGCACAACCTTTTGAGACATTGTTGCCGCGTTTGGATCTGATACAGGAATAACTTCACAGCAATCATAATCAGATTGTTTAGCACGTCTATCACCAATTTCTGGTTCGTAGTTATATTCTGGTGGTGTGTAATCGCGAATAATGCCAGCTAATAATTTAAACTCTTGTTTCATTGCATAGTGAATACGAGCTTGTACAGCTGACATCACTTTTAATGTTCTTTCTAATATAGCTAGAGTTGTACCTACTGGAGAGTTTGCACTCATATCAGATACTTTCATATCTGCTGCTGAAGCGAAGCGGCGTCCTTCTTCGATGATTTGATTCATCAATTGATTAAGTACTTGTGAAGGCTCTTTATATGGTAACGGTAAAATGTTGTCACGGATAGCACCGCTTGGTACATCAACGTCACGCCATTCGCCTGGTGCAATCGGAGTATCATCTCCTTTGATACGAAGTCCTCTTGACTTCATACCGCCTGGTAAGTTTGATAGGGTACCCGCGTCAACAAGTTGACGTAAGATCATAGTACCTGATTTGGCGAAAGCACCTATCAAATGAATTAAACCAAAACAATAAAAACCAAAGCCCGGTATGTATCCATAATGAACAAAGTGTTGACGTTTTAATTTTCTGTTATCAGTTGGGTTCCAGTTACGGCGAATAGAGAGTATTGTGCCTGTTCCCTTTTCAATTGTAATAACATACGGAAGGGCTATGCCATCTTCACTATCGCTAAGCTCTGGAATATCTCTTAAGACATGCATCTCAAGTATTTTGTAGCGGTCATCTTCTGTAGGATTGAAACCTAATTTCTCAGCAATCTTTTTCTCAGCTTCATCAATATCTAAGAACGGTTCACCTAAATCTACATCACGATAAAATCCTGCTACTTGTAATTTTCTTAATTCGTTCTTTGTCTTACGCATGACGTGTGTGACACGTTCTGCTGTTTCTAAATTAGATGCACCGTATGGAACCACCATGTCCTCTGCAGGAACATACATAGCTACTTGTCTTTCGAACGATGGATCGTAGTATACTTTTTTAAACGCATTACCTGCTAAACCTAGTCCCCATAACATACGTTCATGTTCAGGTCTGTACTCAGGCATCATGTCAGTCAACTGATAGTTCATGTCATCTTTAACACGTTCAGCTGCGTCTTCTTTTTCTTTTGTTTGTTTACCTACGATTTGTGTTTTGACTGGACCTGCCGCTGGAAATGTTTCCATCATGGTTTCTGCTTGGAATTTCACAAGTGCTTCTGTCATCAGTGGATGATAAACGTTACACGCACCTGCCCATGGTTCTGTTCGTTCTTCTACTTTTAATCCAAGTAATTCTAAACCATCTACATAAGTAGTTAACCAATCTTTTCTAGATGAGATATCAGAATCATACTCGCCAATTAAATCTCCAGATAATTCTGTTAACGTGCCTTCATCAAGTTCTTCTGCTAAGTTAGCATTGAATTCATCGTCGCCTACTTCTTTACCAGGAACGATTGTAATTTCCATACTACCGTCATCCAGAGTTACACTGTCAGGATTTTCAATCTCAATACTTAAGTCGGGTGCGCCTGCTGCTAACTCTTCTATACCTTGAGGAGCTTGTGATAAACTTTTATCCATATTAATTGCCATAATTCATTTCCTTATAACGCGTATAATTTCTTTTGAGAACTGCTTCTAAATCCTGGTATATCTTCTGGTTCATCACTTGGTAGACGTATAAAGCCACCTTGTCTAAACCGCATCAATGCTAGTGTTGTGCTATCAACCAAGTCATCATTCGCACCACTAGGAAAATCATTACACTCTTCAATTACTTCATGAGCCCATCGTCTATCGGGAGCCCACACTATACCACTTCTAAACAAGTCTGACACTGCATTCACTCGACTTATTTTATCTTGCCCTTTACCCGGTGTGAACTCACCGACAGGAATGCCCATGCGTCTAAACTCTTGATAGAGCGCCGCACCGTTAGATTTCTTTTCCACTAAGAATGCATCGGGTTCCCACTCTTTATACTCTTGTATACAAAGCTCTTTAAGCTCAGGGAACTCTAGTCGTTGCTTAATACTATTTAATAGTATTATATTATAGTTATTGGTTTCTTCGTTAAAAAATACACCCCAAATAGTTAATGCGTTAAAGTCAGCTCTTGTATTGGCTTCCTGTGCGGCATCTAGAGACATAATGGTAAATTCACATTGAGGCGGATCATCCTTCTCCCATATCTTCCACCACTCTCTTTTAATTAAGGCACCCTCTTCTGACACTGGGTTTTGCATGTACTGAGAATTCCAGTACCGTACATCTAACGCTGCCTTCTTACTTAATAACTCTTCTAAACTCCAGAACTCTGACCACAACGGTTTCATCTCACCATGTTTGTCTTCTATGATTGCCGGAAACTCTACCACTTCCCAGTTATCTACTTCGTCATTCTTAACCATCTGGTTCACAATCTGACCTGTCAAGTCTAGCTTAGACCACCGCGTCATCACTACAATAATCGCACCGCCAGGCATAAGACGTTGTAATGGACCAGACTGAAACCACTCCCAAGCAGGCAGAAAAACATCCGATCGTCCCAACTTGGCGTCCTGCTCGGAATGTGGATCATCAATGATAAACAAATCAGCCCCACGACCAGCGAGGGCACCACCAACACCAATAGCAAAATATTCCCCATTAAAGTTTGTTCCCCATCGTGACGCAGACTTTGAGTCAGCCTGTAGTTCTACCTGTGGGAAGATATCCTTGTAAGCGTCACTACCCACAAGGTTACGGACACGGCGACCAAAGTTAACTGCCAAGTCAGCAGTATGAGATGCCATAATAACTTTCTTGTGTGGATACTTACCCAAAAACCATGCCGGTGCCAAGTAAGAAATAAGCTCTGACTTCCCATGTCGCGGAGCGATGTTAACAATAACGCGTTTCTTTTTTCCCGCAGCAATGTCTTCAAATATCTGTGCCAGTTTTCTATGATGTGCTCCTACCATGTAGCCTGGGTAGACGTGTGCAATGAAATCTAAAAAGTTATCCTTGCCGTGATCTTGTACCCAGTTCTTTTTAAATACTCTTATCTTCTCTAGTGTACTACGCTTCAGCTCCGGCGACATGGTCGGAACCGCTTTCATTAACTCTGCCACCATCGCGGGAGTTAACTTCTCACCCTTAGTCTCCTGTTGTACTTCCATCTACCGCTTCTTGTACAATCTCGTCAAATGATTTTTCTTTTACCTCTTCTATAACAGGCTCTTCAACTAGTTCTGCGTCTATCGTTTGAGGATCTGCTTTTATGAGCCCTTGAGATTTAAATTCATTCAACAGTTTAATCAGTTCTTTCTCAACTTCATCAATACTCTCAACCTTATGTAGGACTTCTGTCTTTTTCTTGAATGCATCAACGCCGTCTACTTCTCCGATAGAACGAAGTGCTGTGATTTGTTCTTTGCGATTACTCTCTTCATCTTGTACTATCTCGACCAACTTATTAACCACGTATAACTTTAACTCTGCTAGGTCATTCACGATCATATGGTTATAGGTTCCCACCATGCCACCTAAGTATGCCATCGTTTCATTTGCGTAATTTATAAATTCTTGCTTTTTCTGTGGATTTGTGACCATATCCCGCGCAATTTCTTCTGCGTCCAGCCTATGTTTTGCATCTGGCGCAATTTCTTCGCCAGTTAAGTCACTAAGTTCCTTAATTGTTGTCGCTCTGACCATAACTTCCTTCTCATTAGTCATACTAGGTAGTGCTTCGTGGGAATTTCGGGGTAAAGGAACGTTTTCTTCTATGTACGGAATAATAACCACATCGGAAGGTGAGTTATGTCCTTGATCTACTTGGATATTTTCTTGATTCATGTGTCGCTGTTACACCTTTTGGAATTAATTGCAGCTAATTTGACTATTCTAACCTAGTTTTTGGTAAAATACTACCATGATAACCCTTCTTTTTACTCAGCCTAACTTAGCCCTTGTTGTTTTAACCTGGACTTTCTGATGAAAACCACGTTAACCTCTAAGAACCTAGAGATTTTGTACAACATGGCATGCCAGCTACCCCCTTTTAACACCCTAAAGATGCCTAAGTCTAACAAAGTCAAGTTCCGAGTCATTAAGAACCCTACTATATATGGCTGTTTTGACGAAGTAGAGATGGCTATTGAAATAAGTTCTGGTTCTTGTGGTCACTTTATCACCATTTTCCAAACGCTTCTCCACGAAATGATCCATTTGCACCTGTACTATAAGGGCGACGATGACTTTGATCAACACGGCGAGAAGTTCCTACGTATTAAAGACGTTTACTCCGAGTTATATAACTTCGATCCTAAAGCTATTTAGTTTTCATTCGTTCTACCCTTTCCCTTCCTTTGAATGAAACTTTACATACGATATTTGACTAATTTTTTTATAGAAATTTTTTGATTGACCCTTTATTTTTCATAGGGGGTGGGTTTGAGATTTGGACTTTTTTGCAGATTGTTTGTGCAGATCAAAGTGTAACGAAGTCGAGCGGAGTCCCAACTTGGTTTTGGGGGGTCGGGGCGGGGTATCCCTAGTAAAAACAGGGTTATAACCTAGTAAACTTTGCTTGAAACCTAGTAAACAAAATAAAGCTTAATAATCAACGATGTTACAAGGTTTATTAATGTAACGCTTGATTGTAACGCGCCTATGACTTTGTTTTAACTAAGTAATAACCCCGCGTTACAATGTTACAAGTAAAAACATAGTATGCCCCCCTGTAAAACTCGGTAAGAACTAAGTCGACGCGACCCCTCTTTGCGCAATGTAACCGATAGAAAAAACAACCCGCTATATAATTTTAAAACCCTGTAACATGTAACATTTTGCATTTTATGCATTAATTAATTAATAATAATAAAATATATTATATATATAAAACAATAACTTAGTAAAACCTAGCCCCGCTTAAAACCGTCGTTTTTTGTGTTTATTAGTAAAGTGAAATAGTGTAACACCTGTAACACGTTATAAAACAATGACTTACACGATAAAACCCGCTAAGTTTACTAAAAACCTGTAACATTTTTTAAAATAAGTCTTACATTTTCGTTTTTCATACGTTTATAAGATTGTAATACTTAGTTTTACTTTTTTAACTTATCGAGGTATATATAGCATGACAAAAAAACAAAAAGCTTTTATCTATGGTTTTATAGCGTTTCAATTGGTTAACATTATTACAGTGTTATCGATCTTACATTTTCATTTTAATAAGTTTTAACCTAGTATTTTAATCAAGTATTACGGGGCGTTTAATTACGCCCTTTTTTGTTTTTACATATACCTTATATATAACCCCCCTTAAAATTAATTAGTAAAATAATAGTTTACATATTTAAAAAATGAGCGTATATTGAGCGATAACCCTGTAAACACGGGGTTTTTAAAATAAAACTATAAAAAGGGGTAAAAAAATGGACTGGAATATAAATAAATTAATAACCAATGATGACTATTTTAGCGAATGGTTTATTGAGAGGCATTTTGATGACTTAGTTAAGTTAGCTCAATTACAGGGCTTTAATCATAGCAATGCCATATTTTTTGAATTACATAATATCTATTAAGGGGTAAAAACATGAATCAATTAAATAATGATATCGCGCAAAATATAACAAATAGAATTTTAACTGAGTTAGAAAAGGGCGTGGCGCCGTGGGTGAAACCATGGAAGGCGGGCGAGGGCTTACCGTTTAATCCAGTCACTAAAAATATTTATAACGGCGTTAATTTTTTCTATCTTAGTTTATTACAATCAACGGGCGAGTTCGGCGCCTCGAATGAATGGTTGACATATAAGCAAGCTCAGAACCTAGGCGCGCAAGTTCGCAAGGGTTCGAAAGGCGTCAACGTCATATTTTATAAGCCCCTCGAGATAAAAGACAAGTCGACGGGTGACCTCAAAAAAATACCTATGTTAAAAAGTTATACTGTATTCAATAGGGACGCGGTCGACGGGTTACCCGATCAAGTAAAAGAGATCAAGCCCGAATTCGAGGTTTTAGAATCATGCGAGGCATTCATTAAAAATACACGGGCAACGATAAAACACGGCGGGGGGCGCGCATGTTATATACCTTCACTCGATCAAATAAACCTGCCCGAAAAAGAATCATTTAATACTAGCGCGGATTATTACGCGACCGCTTATCATGAATTAATACATTATACAGGATCGGAAAAACGCTTAGCACGTTTAAAAAATGATTCGTTCGGGTCCGAGGGTTACGCCTTTGAAGAGCTTATCGCCGAGCTAGGCGCCTCAATGCTTTGCGCGTATAACGGCATTAATGCTCAATTACAGCATGCGAGTTACATTGATTCATGGATTAAAGCGCTAAGGGGCGACAAAAAATTCATTATAAGCGCAAGCGCGAAAGCTCAAAAAGCCGTGAATTATTTATTAAACGTTGAGGGGGTCGAGCATGAATAACATTTTTTATACTCATTACATGAAACGGGACGGGGCAATTTATAAGGACTTAGCATTCATGCAAAATAATTTTGAGCGCGTAACCTATTTATATAGTTTATTTTTTGAATCACGGCACGCGAGGGCGAAAAAGTTTTATTTAAGATTGATTAAATTTATTAATAAAAGGGGGGTGTAATTATGTTATTTGAATATTATTTTGAAGGTAAAAAACCGAGTTACGCGCAAGTTAAAAAGTGCGCAATTGAGGCAATTAAACAGGGTTACCCATTAATAGAGATATCATGGGGCGAAAACTGGATAGCGTTAGAAAATAACCTAGGGCATATTACAGGGCGAGGCTCAATAAAATCAATAATAGGTGGTAACTTAGCGGAAGAGCTAAGCAAAAACGGGGGGTATTTATAATGGAATATTTTCAAGGCGACGAGGTTTTTTATAAGGATATCGATAACAATATATCCACGGGCTATTATGTAATACGCGAGTTTATAACCGATCAAATAGTTTTATTATCTGATAACCACGGGCGCGAACTTGAGGCTTTTTTAACTGAGTTATCTTAATTACAAGGGGCATAGCATGGAAAACATTTATATTATACAGGCGCAAAGTGATAACGACTTATTATGGTCAAACGATATTGGATGGGTCGACGACTTACAGCAAGCGGATAAATTTACCGAAAAAGAAAAAGAATCATTGCATTTACCAATAGAGGGGCAATGGATAGAAAAACACCAATATTTTAAAAGGGGTGAATAACATGGGTCAATATCATAAAGTATATAACATAGATAAAAAAGAATATTTTAGAGCGGACTTTTTAAAGCTCGCCGAACAAGTCGGCACGAAAACGTCGACGACCGCGCTTTTTATGTTAGTAGCAAATAGCAACGGGCGGGGCGGGGGTGATTTTCGAGATCATGAACTAATAGGAACGTGGGCGGGTGATAGGATCGTGGTTCAAGGTGACTATGCCGAAAAGGGCGACCGAGGATTCATAACCGATAAGGAAATTGAAACTTATAAAAACATAAGCGACGCGGTATGGCAAATGGTCGACGCGGGTTTAGAGGGGTATTTATAAAATGAAAAAAGAAAAACTAGCGGACGAGATATTAAAAGCACTCATGCCGAAAAGCCTTAAAAGAAAAATAAATAAGATAAGAATTAAATTAAAAATTCAAGACGATCTATTCAAAGACGAGCTATTAAACGAGATAAAACCATATGAGAAAATTTTAAGGGGTGAATCATGTATAAATTATTAAGCGTAAACAGTGACACCAAAACAATTAAAAGTAATAAGGCGGGATTCTTAACGGGTATTTTATACCTAGCGCCCTATGATTTAAGCGGGGTAAACCTTTGCCCCTTTGCTAAGGTCGCCGAGTGTCACGTTGCCTGTCTTAATACGGCGGGGCGGGGCAATTTTAGCAACGTTAAAAGCGCGAGGTTGAGGAAAGCAAAACTATTCAACGATAACAGGGGCGAGTTTATGGCTCAATTGATCGAGGATATTCACAAGTTAAAAGCGCAAGCAAAAAAGAAAAACATGCAAGCCGTGGTTCGACTTAATGGAACGAGTGACATCGAATGGGAAAAGATTATGCTAGGTGAGTTTAATATATTCGAGCTTTTTCCCGAGCTACAATTTTATGACTATACCAAAAACCCGAATAGGAAAAACTTACCGGATAATTATGATCTTACTTTTTCATATAGCGGGGTACAATCCTTCATTAAGTTTAATAGGCAAGCGCTAAGTAATAACATGCGCGTGGCGACGGTGTTTAAAATCTTACCGGTTGAATTTGAGGGGCGCCCTGTTATCAACGGCGACGATCACGACGCTAGATTTATAGAGGATAAGAATATAATTGTAGGATTGAAAGCTAAGGGCAAGGCGCGACAAGACAAAACGGGTTTTGTGATTGCATAGTATGATCGAGCTTTATAAATTAGTTTACCCTGTCACTTAGTGACATCTCAAGGGCATGGATTAAAACCCCATGCCCTCTTTTTTTATTTGGCGGGCGAGGCTTAAAAAGAATTTGAAACCAGTGGTTAAAGAAGGCGGGCGAGGGAAGAGGCATAGCGAGCGGGGTTTAAACCTAGAGGGAAGGCGAGGGCGAGACTTAGCGCTTATCAAAACCCCCATAAAATTAATTAGTAAATAATACTTGACATGATAAAAACGCAAGCGTATATTGATTAACGAGGTAAACACAAAGGGAGGTTGAGCATGAACTTATTTAATGAGATTAACAGAGTGACAACACAATTATACGGAGGGTATATGACAGAGTTATGGTATGAGGCACTAGATAAAAAGGGAAGGCGACTAGGTTTAATTCATGCTAAGAACGAAGAGCATGCAATGGAAAAAGCACGCCATGAATTTGGACTAGCGGTGATTGAGGTTGAATATATAGAGGAGGAAGTCAGATGAAACGATTCACTATAACAGCGAGCGAAAGAGCCATATATCAAACGGACATTGAAGCAGAAACACAAGAGGAAGCCATGAAAGAATTTTATGAACGCATGTCATACTTAGAACCCGAAGACTATCGAGATTTTCAAATAGAGCATGTGGGAATGGAAGATATTAAAGAGGAGGCAGTATGAAAAAGAAATATAAAGTAAGAGTGTTTTATAACGCATGGCAAGACGTAGAAATCAAAGCGGAGAATGAGGAAGAGCTAAGCGATATCATAGAAGAACTAAGCACAAACAACGTGAACTTGCAATTAGATTTTTACGAGGAGTTAGAAGATAACAAAACCCCAAAATGGTTAGGCGGATTTGAAATTGAGGAGGACAAAGAATGAGTAAAGAATGGACGGCAGAGAAGTTTGAACCCGCAGTTGAAACCGAGTTTGACGATTTAGATGACGGCGTGACGTATTGTGTTTATTGCTATGATGAAGTGCCCGAGTGGAAAGGCAGTTGTTGTGGCGAGAACCATTTTTTAACAGGCAAAGAAATAAAGGACTATGAAAAAGAATTATCTTACATAGACAAACGAGTAAAAGGGGCGTCAACATGAAACTTATTAACGGCACAGAAATGATAGACAATTCACCTAATGAAAAAGCGGGTGAGTTAGCAGAAGCAATCTATGATGATGTATTATTTATTTTAGACATAGAACATAAGTGTATCCAAGATGACGAAGATGGCAACACAAGTAATACAGAATACGGACAAGACTTATTTAATGGTATCTACGAACAATGTATGAACTACTTTGAAAGGGAAACAACATGAGCGATTTAGAAAGAGACTTAGACCCACCCGAACCACAAGAACCTGTACGCATTAAATCATGGTGGATTGGGGTTAAATGGGAAGACGGCAGAATAGAAGAGATAGCACTACCGGAAGCATTTAGACAAGCGGGCAGTGACATCGAGGGATTCTTAGATGAGGTTGAGTATGAATACAACCGTGATATACTAGAACACCAAGCACAGAAATATGGAGACCCCGATGGTGACTACTAAAAAAGAAAAGCAATACATAGTAGAACAAGTAGTAGTGACAGGCTATGTCATACACACGAATGGCAGGAAGACGCCGTTTGCATTCAACAAGGACGATTTAAAACCTAATGATTTACTAGGTATCTTTGACGGAGTAAGGAGGATTTTTAAATGACACAACATCAGATCAACGAAGAAAAGAAACGCAAGTTTGAGGAAGACATTATAGAAGTAGCGGTAGCTGAGTATTACGAGTATGTTGAGACGCATAATAGAACAAGGTCAGAGAAAGATGCCAAGATGTTTTATGATGCGATGCGACTAGGTATTGTAAGAGGTATTAACTTTGCAACAAATCAGTATATGCAATCATTAAAAAACTTTGAGGAGAAAAAGAATGGCGACAACTAAAATTATGGAAGAAGTGCAAAAAGGAATGGCAGAACGATACGACAAAGAGTTTAACGAGATTAGATACTTTGTTGATGAAGCATACGAACTAGGATTAGCAGATGGCAAAGAACAAGCAAAAGCAGAGATCATTAACTTAATTAGTGGAGATAAGAAATGAGCCAAAGACCAAAACATAGAATGATGAGTAGCATGGATTATGATAGAGAAATTTACATGAGCGAATACACACCAATTAACAAAGAACATTACAGACGACTAAGAACTTGTGCGGTTGTTTCACTTGGTATTAACTTGTTTCTTTTACTTGTGATGGTGATAAGATGATTACGACTAAAGAAGATGCATTAGTAGAAGCTATGGTAAGAGCAGTCGTGGCACCAAGTGATGCCGAGTCTGACGAATCTACTAAGTTAGCACTAGAGATAGCAAGGAACATGTCGATAGGCGAGGTGCAAGAATGTCAGCAAAGGGCTATCAAACTTATCGAAATGAAAAAAGAGTTAGATCAGATTTTAGATAGGCACATGAACAGAGATGCAATACATTAAGGAGGAAGTATGATTAAGTTTAGCGTAGTAGTCGAAGTAAGCATGGAAGAAACAAAGTATGAAGAAGTAAAGACATGGGGTGTAGAACCAAGTGATCACGTCACCACCATTATCGCCGAGCCGTTACGAGAAAAGGGCATGGTTGTCAAAGCATATGCAACGGAAGTTGAGCATAGTTTATACGACAGACAAAAGAAATACGCAGATCACCTTGTGCAAGCAGACGCATACAACGATATAGAAAATGAAATCATCGCGCGTGCATGTATCGGAGGTAAATGTGACGATTGATCAAGACTTGGAATACGCAATACAAGAGCAATCACTATTTGAAGATAGTGCGTTGGAAGACGCAAGTGCATACGCTCGCATGATAACCACAGGCGCAGAAAGATTTAAAAAGGAGAAACAAGATGGAAGAAAACAAAGAACTAGTTGAACAAAGCAAAGCAGAACTCAGAGAACATTGGGGTAACCTAGCAAGTAACTTTCTCGTCGGTAAAACCATTCGACGTGTAAGATACCTAAACGATAGGGAGACTGAGGACTTAGCATGGACTAAGAATGGCGTTGTTATTGAGTTTGAAGATGGTCATTGGATAGTCGCTATGAGTGACGATGAAGGTAACGAAGCCGGTAGCATATGGACATCGAGTCAATCAGAACTTAACATCATACCTACCATATGAAACCCGAAGCCAAAGTTAAAAAGCAAGTTAAGAAGATATTAGATGACATTGGCGCATATCACTTTTCCCCGATGAGTGGGGGATTTGGTAGGAGTGGTGTGCCGGATATCATCGCTTGCTATAAAGGAAAGTTCATTGGTATCGAATGTAAAGCCGGAAAGAACGAAACTACGTTGTTGCAAAAACACAACATAAAAGAGATACAACGCAATCAGGGCTTGGCAATCGTGGTAAATGAGGATAATATAGAGGCACTATTAGCTCTAGTAAAGGAGATTGAATGACTAGGTTAAAGAAGATATTACATAGTTACACAGGAAGTAAAGCAGTAAAACATACGGGTGCAGGAGACAATGTTAACCACCCATCACACTACACTCAAGGCAAGATTGAGTGCATCGACGCTATTGAAGAATCTACTAAAGGATTGATAGGCATCAGCGCAGTTTGCGTAGCTAACGTCATTAAGTATATTTGGAGATACAAATTCAAGAACGGTATCGAGGACTTAAAAAAAGCCCGATGGTATCTAGACAAATTAATTTCTCACGAAGAGAACCAATCCTAAAAGATTACTGAAACCAGTGATAAAGAAGAAGGGGGAAGCTTATGCTTGACCAAGCCTTATTGTGCCTAGCCACAACCATTTACATGGAGTCCGCTCATGAGCCACGCGAAGCGCAAATCGCCGTAGGCTACGTTTTAATGCGTAGAGCTGATTTTAATCATAGGAACGTATGTTATGAGATGAAGAGACCCGCGCAGTTTAGTTGGTATGGTTTAACCAAGCCACCTTCGGTGATCCGACAAGAATATAGAAACATAGCATACAAAGTATTACATAGATTAGAAGTAGATTATAGTTATGGAGCCACTCACTTTCATGACACAACAATAAAGAAACCAAGATCATGGACAGGATTGCAACCTGTAGTAAAATGGTCGAATTTAATATTTTATAAACAAGGCGGAAGTAAATATGCAAGAAACCCTTAAACAACCATACGCATGGTCAACGGAGGAATTCAATGTTAATGGTGATTTAGTATGGTCATCGATAACACAGTTCCGCCCCAAAGAGTTGTCGTGGATACGAGACCTTCCTAATAAGAAACATTATATTACGATCACCCCATTATATAAAGACGAAGCAAATGCTGAAAAGATTACAGGAATTAAAAGTTATCGGGAGTCTACACAAAGACTTACTGAAGCTTTTAATGGTCTTTAGTTTAACAGGGTGTGCTGAGATAGCAACCAACATAGCTGTGCAAGGTAGCATTCAGTTGGCGGGTGAGCAATACCTAATCGCACAAAATAAACCTATCACAAAATGTAATTTAGTCAATGTTGCACAAGGCAAGAAAATGTGTAGAATATACAGACAATATAGGAGAGTATGATGGATAAAAAATACGAAGGCACAGGGTTTATCATAGTAGGATTTATATTAGGCGCGCTACTTACATGGGCAATCATGCAATCTATTCATGTGCAAAAGAAATATAGTATGAATCTTAAGTGTGTGCAAGGCGAACTCTATGAAGAGATTAGACCAAACTTTTATGTGAAGTCACACCTTGAATGTTTTGAAGTAAGAACTTTAGCACCATGATTCCATTTAGTTATGCAGTAGTGGACGATGAGGGTGAAGTCATACGCCAATATAGATGGTCTGTCAAGGAAGCTAAATGGTTTACAGAAAAGAATCCTCATGCTAAAGTAATCAGACTTGAGAAAGTAGAACAGGTTAAAGAAGATTTATTTAAATTAGTAGGGGAGTGTTTGTTTTAATGAATAGCAAAAAAACAGATGAGCAAATCATCGAAGCAGTAAATCAGTATATGGAAAAGTATCCAAACGCAACGCGTAATCAAATTGTATTAAACGCCACAGGAACTGCCATAAGGATAAGAGAGCTAGATAAAAAAGGTTTAATTAAATTACCTAAAGCATTACCTAAAGGGGCAAATACCAAGTGGAATGGGTATTTTAATAATACCTCAGAAACAAATACAAAAAGGCAAGGGATGAAATATAACGTATGATGGGAGATGACGCCGACGTAGCTAATGATTTAATGCAACACGCCATCGATGTCGGTATAAGGAACGCACATGAACAAATCAAAAAACCTTCTAATCAGACAGGGGCATGTATCTGGTGTGAAGAACCGATTAAGGATGACCGACGTTGGTGTTCAATTCAATGCCGAAACGAATTTGAAAGCTACCAAAAGAAAAAGGAGAATTGATATGAGTAATACAAGTAACTTTAGTCCGAGTGCAAGAATGGCTATACGAGAATTTGAATCATGGCAAATGAAAGTATTTAAAAAGAATGCTAAGAAAGGCTGGAGATTTTTTAATCCCGATGCGTTTGATAGACCTACACCGCGTTCAGCAAGAGAAGCATGGGGCGCACCATACAAACAAGATAACTTTGAAAAGAATGAAGATAGAAACAGTAAAATAATGTTTGCCGTAGTGGTAGCTATACTGCTATTATTATCAGTCATATAGAGTCAACGGGCGAAAGCACTTTATTTATATATGAAAATTCGTGATGGTATTTTTGCTATTATATAACCGCGAGTAGCCCACCAAGTACCTACAATGCAAGTAGGGTGACCTAAAGCCTCCCCTTTAGTCACATCAACAATACGGCACCGCTATCTGTCGTTTGCATGAGATAGCACTAATTAATAACATAGGAAAACTATGCAACTTGTTACCCTAGATTTCGAAACCTTTTATGAAACAGGGTTTTCACTAACCAATCTAACCACAGAAGAATACATAAGACATGAAAGATTCCAAGTCATCGGCGTGGGTATTAAGATTGATGATGGGGAAACAAAGTGGATTACAGGCACACATAATGCGATCAAGCAAGAGCTGGATACAATCGACTGGAAAAGCTCTGTCCTCTTATGCCACAACACACAGTTCGATGGGGCTATTCTTGCATTCATTTTTAATATCATTCCTGCTGTCTATTTGGATACGTTGTCTATGGCACGCGCTAAACATGGCGTGGACGTGGGTGGAAGCCTCGCTTTTCTTGTGGAGAAATACAATCTAGGTCGTAAAGGCACAGAAGTTATCGACGCTAAAGGTAAACGACTAGAAGACTTTAGCATGAATGACTTAGCGCAATATGGTTCATACTGCAAGAACGACGTAGAACTTACTTACAAATTATTCCAAGTGTTAGCCCCAGAATTCCCAGAGTCAGAGATCAAACTGATTGACATAACCTTACGCATGTATACAGAGCCTGTCTTAGAAGTCGACGATGGCTTATTGCAAGACAGATTAGAAGAAGTCCAACTAGAAAAGTCAGAGCTATTAAAAGGTTTGATGACAAGATTAGAATGTGATACAGAAGAATGCGTCAGAGGCAAGCTTGCAAGTAACAAACAATTTGCTGAGATACTCACAGAATTGGGCGTTGTAGTGCCTACTAAAATATCTCCGGCAAATGGAAAAGATACTTTCGCTTTAGCCAAGGGTGATCAGGGCTTTCTAGATTTATGCGAGCATGAAGATCCCTTCATTCAAGAATTATGTCGTGTAAGGTTAGGTACGAAGTCAACTATTGAGGAGAGTAGAATTGAAAGGTTCATCGGTATTGGGTCGCGTAATAAGGGCAAGCTGCCTATTCCTCTTAAGTATTACGGCGCACATACGGGTCGATGGGCAGGATCGGACAAAGTTAACTTCCAAAACTTACCAGCAAGAGATAAGAAAAAGAAAGCCTTAAAGAATGCCATCATCCCACCCGAAGGACATCGGGTTATTAACTGCGACTCATCTCAAATTGAAGCAAGGGTTCTTGTATGGTTAGCCGGACAGAACGATGTAGTTAGCTGGTATGAAGAAGGTCGAGATGTATACTCAGAATTTGCATCAAAGATTTATGGCAAGACAATTACTAAAGATGATAAGACTGAACGTGCGGTAGGTAAGACTTGTATTCTAGGACTAGGCTATGGCACTGGATGGAGTAAGCTACAACAGACGTTAAAGATATCGGCAGGTGTGGATTTAGATGACCAAGAATGTAAACGGTTAGTAGGCGTGTATCGCCAAGTTAATAATAAAGTAATTGACTTATGGAAAGCATGCGATGATGCACTACAAGACATGTCGTTATGGAAAGACGGAAAAGAACCCTATTACTTAGATGCACGTAAGTCCTTACTCATTACACCTAAAGGTATTAAGTTACCTAACGGTCTTTATATCTATTACCCTGATCTTAAATGGGATACCTCAGAAGCTAAATCTAAATTCACATATAAGTCTAGACGGGGTGTTAACTCTATATGGGGTGGATCAGTCGTAGAGAATGTAGTTCAAGCACTAGCACGAATTATTGTAGGCGAACAGATGATAGAGATTAATAAGAAGTATCGACCTGTGCTCACTGTTCACGATGCGGTAGTCAATGTTGTTCCAGAGGCAGACGTGGAAGAAGCTCTCTCCTTTATAATGTCCACTATGTCAACTCCTCCTATCTGGGCAACAGGGCTACCTGTAGCGTGTGAGGCACATGACGGAGCAAGTTATGGAGAGTGCTAATGCCGTATAAAGATTTAGCTACGAGACGAGAAAGACGAAAATTTCTAAATCAATTTACTTTAGAAGAAAAAGAAATATTAAAACAAAAGAAACGAATGGAAACGCAATTAATATTAATTGCGGTTAAAGAAAGCAAGGCAAAAAGAAAATGTTTAAGAAAAGAATTTGCTTGGCGTAGAAGAAACATACGAAAAAAAGCATATATTAAAACTGAAAAGGGGCGTGCTCTTAGACGGGCGATAATAAAAAGATACCTTCAAAATAATCCACTTGCTCGAAAAACTAAACAAGAATGGAAGAAGCGATGGAACAAAACCGAAAAAGGTAAAGAAGCCCAGCGGAGAAAAAATAGAACCCCTAGCCAACGTGCATTAATTGCAATAAAAGATGCTAGAAAAAGAGCAATAGAAAAAAATATGACGGACTTTGACAAGTTTGTTTTAAAAGAAGCCCATTTGTTAAGAATATTAAGAGAAGAATTGTTTAATACTAGGTGGCATGTAGACCACACAATACCTATATCTATAGGGGGAACAAACGTTTACAACAATATAGAAGTAGTACCTGCTAAATGGAATTTAAATAAGAGCAACAAACATTCAGAAAGATATTTTAAATGAAGCCATACTATGAAATAGGTAAGAAATCTACCATTACCAACAAGCTATTTGATATAGCAATATCACCGGGCGACTGGCTACCTTACTATCATTTTGGTGCAAGGCTAATACCACCTGAAGTTTTATATGAAGACCCATTCTTTATATGGCTGTCCCAAAGATATAACTATATTGTGGGCATCTTAAAGTATGATCCCTATACTTGCTATGATTGGCACACAGATACAAGACGCGGTGTCGGTGTCAATATGTTACTTACCCCCAATACGAGAAGTTTTTGTGCGTTTAAGTTTGATACAGATCAAATCGTTTCTACTATTCAAGAGTTAAAATACAAACCTGGCACTTATTATTTATTTAATACGCAAGTGCCTCATACGGTGTATAATTTTGAAACGACCCGATACTTGATGAGCATTGAATTTGCTAAAAATAAAGATGAGTTAAGCTTCAATGACTTATTAAAGGACATACAGACCAATTATGAATGAACCAAACTTTGAATTATTATTCCCGACCCCTGTTATGTTTAATAACATCGGCAGAGATTTTACTAAAAAAGAACTTGCATATATAGAAAGCCATTCAACATCTACCAATCGTAACGTAGGCAATGTTACATCTAACAACAATTACATACTTAATGAGCCTGAGATGGCGGATTTAAATAAGTTTGTGACTGAACAGCTTAATGAATATGTTAAGCGTGTATATAAACCTAAATACCCAGCCGAAGCTTTTGTTACACAGTCATGGCTTAATTGGACTAAGAAAGGCGAATTCCATCATAAGCATGAACATCCAAATAGTTTTATATCAGGCGTATTTTATATATCTACTGACTCGACTAAAGATAAGATTACATTTCATAGGTCAGGTTACAAACAACTGCAATTAGCTACTGATACCTTTGACATTATGAACTCCGACTCATGGTGGTTTAATGTTAAGACAGGCGGTATAGTTATGTTTCCTTCAAGCTTAACGCATCATGTAGAAGATGTAATAGCCGACGATGTAAGAGTTAGCCTTGCATTTAATTCTTTTATTAAGGGAACTTTAGGCGATAACAAATCATTGACAGAGTTTAAAAATGGATAAGTTAACAGACTATATCAAAGTATATCCATGGCTTGATAAAGAGTTATGTGACCAAATAAGAAAAGAAATAGATGAAGCTACATGGAAACAACATGTATTTTATAATGCCGATGGTAAGTATGTAACTCAAAGTGGTGACCAAGAACTTGATGTGTCATGGGATAATATTGCAACACGCGACAAACTTACACAAAAAGTATGGGAAGCTATCAGCCAATATATCCTCACCGACTTTAAAAACGATTACTTTAATGGGTGGCAAGGTTTTACTCATATAAGATTTAATCGATACAGAGAAGGTAAGACTATGGCTAAACATTGTGATCACATACATGATATGTTTGATGGTAAAATGAAAGGCATACCGACATTGTCTATCGTAGGATTTCTTAATGATGACTATGAAGGCGGGGAATTTATCATGTTTGATGACATGGAAATTAAATTAAAACAAGGGGACATATTAATATTCCCATCTAACTTTTTGTATCCGCATAAAGTTAATCCAGTGACGAAAGGGATACGAGATAGTTTTGTATCATGGGTATGGTAATGAAAAAAACAGCGAGGAATGATGTGACAGGAGATTGGATGCAATCTAAACCAAACTCAGAACAATTTGAAAAAAACTTTGACTTAATCTTTAGGAAAAAGAAAGAAGTATTACCTGAATATGAACTTAATAGATCGACGGGCAACGTCCAGAAAGTAGATCATGGCGACACAACAAATACACAAGAGTAAACGACATGCTAACCCGTTTAAAACAAAGACGGGCAAGGATAGACTTAAAGCTTTATCTTTAAAAGTTTTATATGAGATGCTAGACAAAGTTAAAGAAGCGGGTAAGAAGCGTGCAAAGATAGCTAAAGAGATTGCGAGAAGGACTCCGGTATAATGGCTGACTTTACGTGGTCATACTCATCTCTCAAGCAATATCAAAATTGCCCTAAACAATATTATGAAATTAAAGTCGCACAGAATTACGAAATTATTCCATCAGAGAAAATGGTATACGGAACAGAAGTACATAAAGCTCTTGAGGATTATGTTAAAGACGGAAAAGAACTTGCAGTCAATTATCTCAGATTTAAAGATGCAGTTGATAGCCTCATTGCTATTCCTGGTGTTAAGTATCCTGAATATGAAATGGCTCTTAATAAAGACCGTACGGTATGTGACTTCACTGATCCTAAACGTTGGGTTCGTGGGATTGTCGATTTACTTATCGTTGATAACGATTATGCTTTCATTGTGGATTATAAAACTGGTAGCAATAAGTATCCCGACCCTAAACAGTTAAGGCTTATGTCTCTTATGACGTTTGCTCATTTCCCTCAAGTTAATAAAATTAAAGCTGGACTTCTTTTCGTTATGCATGGTTCTTTTATCACAGAAGAATACGATAGAAAAGATATTGACAAGTCATGGGAAAAGTTCTATGGACCTTTAGAGCGTCTTGATAACTCATATGCCAACAATGTATGGGCTCCAAACCCTACACCATTATGCAAATATTGTCCAGTCAAGTCCTGTGACTTTAACCGCGCATGATATAATAGCAATATGGCTGATACTAAAAAACCAAGACCCTATAAACTCGAATACTCCCAACAGGTGGAACGTGGTGAACACGAAGCCCGTATGGAACGTCAACGCGCACGTCGTAAGCTAGATGCTAAAGGTGTTGCACGTAAAGGCAAAGATGTAGCCCATGTTAAAGCGCTATCAAAAGGCGGATCTAATAAAGATGGTATTAAATTAGAAGCCCCAAGTAAGAACAGATCATTCAAAAGAAATAAAGATAGTTCAATGAAATAAGTGTTAAGTTATACTTGACATTATAAGTAGCACTGATATACTACAGGATTAGTATAACGAGTTAATACATTAGTTAATTGGATTAGTATGGAACTTATAGAAAATACCGCATTAAAAATCACCGTGCCGGAACACATCGTTCCACATATCACAAGCAATATTGAGAAGTCAGAAGTTATCGAATGGCGTGGCAACTTAGCAGACATGATTGTCTTCTGGGGTGTACCTGAGATGACAAAGTTAAACCAGCTCGTTTCATTCCGAAGTAATCTTCCTTCTCCCATTTCACGAGATTATAATTTTCCTGGGTTGTATAGACCCTTCGATCACCAAAGAGCTACCTCAGAATTTTTAAGTATCAATCGCCGTGCATTTTGTTTTAACGAAGCAGGTACTGGGAAGACCTCGTCTGTTATTTGGGCTGCCGATTATTTAATGCAACAAGGCTTAGTTAAAAGAGTTCTTGTGATATGTCCTTTATCTATTATGTATTCAGCGTGGCAATCGGATGTAATGAACACAGCTATGCATCGAACTATCGCGGTTGCACATGGTACAGCTGCCAAACGAAAAAAGATTATTGAAGGTGGTTACGAATTCGTAGTAATTAATTATGACGGCGTTCAGATTGTTCGTGAAGATATAGAAAAGGGTAACTTCGATTTGATCGTGGTCGACGAAGCTAATGCATATAAGAGCCCTTCTACTACGCGCTGGAAGACGCTGGCTAAACTACTTAAACCTGAAACCATGTTATGGATGTTAACAGGGACACCTGCATCCCAGTCTCCTGTAGATGCTTATGGACTTGCTCGCTTAGTATGCCCACAGAACGTACCTAAATTTAGTATGGCTTGGCGTGACAAAGTCATGACTCAGATTACAAGATTTAAATGGATACCGAAAACAAACGCACGTCATGAAGTATTCAAAGTATTACAACCGGCAATTAGGTTTGCTAAGAATGATTGCTTGGACTTACCTGACGTCATGTATCAAACACGAGACGTACCTCTTACCCCACAAGCACAGAAGTATTACAAGCTACTTAAAGAACAAATGATGATTGAGACAGCTGGCACTCAAGTCAGTGCTGTCAACGCCGCGGCAGGACTGAATAAACTACTTCAGATCTCAGGTGGTGCAGTCTACACGGATAAGAGAGAAGTCATTGAGTTTGATATTAGTACAAGACTTAAAGCGTTAGACGAGGTCATCGAAGAAACAGAACAGAAAGTTATTGTCTTTGTTCCTTATAGACATACGATAGAAGTTGTAGCTAGGCACCTAACAGATAACAATGTCAGCATCGCGATTATTCAAGGGGATGTATCAGCTACCCAACGAGCACAGATTATTAATATGTTTCAAACGATGGATGAACCTAGAGTCTTAGTAGTTCAACCTCAATCAGCTTCACATGGTGTCACGTTAACAAGAGCAGACACGGTAGTCTTTTGGTCTCCAGTAATGTCGGTTGAAACGTATCTACAATGTATCGCACGTATGGATCGTGTAGGTCAGGTTAATAAAATGACAGTCGTTCACTTACAGGGTTCAGAAGTAGAGAAGAAGATGTACGCTATGCTACAAGGTAAAGTAGATATGCATACTAAATTAGTTGACCTTTATCGAGAGGAGATTGAATCATAGCTAACACATTCCAAGAAGATTTACAACGAGGTATCAATATAGAATTAAAATTTCTAGACTTGATTAGGAAGAAGTATCCTTCAGCCTCATTGATACATAAGTATAAAGGGTACGATATTTGGGTACCTGAGTTAGATGAATCTGTAGAAGTTAAGTATGACCCGATGAGTAACAAGACAGGGAACATTGTAGTAGAAATAGAGATGTTTGATAAACGGTCAGGGCTTATGTCCACGACTGCAGACTATTGGGTCTTTTATGATGATGTTGATTTTGTCATTATGAAACCTATGGATATAGTTAATTGTATATTTTTAAATAAATTAGTTTATAGAGAGTTTGTAGGCACTGGGGATACCGCATCAAAGAAAGCATTCCTAGTTCCCAAACAGTTATTATTTAGTTACGGTAAAAAAATAGAGGAGTAATTATGAGTGAAGAACAAGTAGTAGATCAACCAATACAAGAAAGCCCTAAACTTGATGAATTAGTCAAAGCGTACTTGACAATACGTAGCGCTAGTGATAATCTATATAGGCAATATATGCTGAAGAAAGAAGAATTAGAATCAGAAATGAAACAGCTAGAACACTTTATGCTTGATGAATGTAATGAGCTAAAGGTAGAAAGCCTAAGAACAAACAACGGCACTATTACTAAGACAGTTAAAGAGCAATACAACTGTAGTAATTGGGATGAATTCAAACAGTATATTATAGAACACAACGCATTAGAGTTACTGCAACAACGTATACACAATGGAAACTTTAAAGAGTATATGCAAGGTAAGGAAGCAGAAGGATTACCACCAGGTATTAGTTCTGTTAGAGAATACAGCATCATAGTTAGAAAACCAACGAGTCGATAAGGAGTTATTATGAGTACAGATTTAATCAGTCAGTTACAACAAAGTTCGCAATTAGTTACTAAAGGTCTTAACGAAGATACATTAGCTGTTGCTGGCGGTGCCGGTTCAAGTAGCAAACGTATCTCTATCAAAGGCGGAGTATTTAGAAAATATGTTAATGGTAAAGAAATGGGTGCCATTGATGAACGCTTTATGGATGTTATCTTTGTCCGTATGGCACACAACCCACATAGAATATTTTATGCATCATCATACAAAGAAGGAGAGAAAGTAACTCCTTCATGTTGGTCATCAGATTCACGCGTGCCTGATAAAGAAGTTAAAGAACCTCAAGCACCTGCATGTAATCAATGTCCACATAGTATCAAAGGTGCAAACCCAGGCTGTCGTCTACACTGGAGAACAGCAGTTGTTTTACCGAACGACCCAAAAGAAGTTATGCAATTAGTGATCCCAGGTAAATCATGTTGGGGTTCAGAAGAAGCAGGTCGTCGTCCGTTCCAACCTTATGTTAGATACTTAGCTTCAAATGGTATTAGCAATAACGTTGTAGTGACGCGTATGCAATTCGACACAGCAGTTCAACATCCACGTATTCTTTTCCAAGCTACAGGTGCTGTATCACCAGAAGTGATACCAGTGATAGAAGAAGTAGGACAAAGCACAGCTGCGGAAAATTATATTAAATTAAGCGTGTACCAACCTGAAGAGGATCTATTAAAAATTGAAGCACCTCAAGCAGCGGTAGCACCAGCCACTACGCAAGCAACACCAACTGCGCCAACGGCGGATGTAGCTGAACCTGTATTAAGAGAATCAACCGTTGCACAACCACAGGCACCTAAAGCTGATGTTAGTAGCATCATCAATAAATGGTCTGTAAAGTCATAAGGGGATAATATGGCACGCCCTTATAGCGAACGATTTTTACTTGATTTACACAAAGCTGATCCCACAAGGATCGGAGTTCAACTGGGTAAGGTTTGTGTGAAAGCAAACCTTCCTACCTCTTACGTAGCTAAAGCCTTTAATGTATCAAGGATGTCTATACATAGTTGGTTCAGAGGTCAATACGTTAGAGAAAAGAATTATGAGAAGATAGCTAAATTTATAGAGTTAGTTAAGCTGGATCTTGACAACGGCAGATTACCTGCTATGTCACTAAACGAAGCTAAAAACTTTATTGATGCGAAAGTTATCGACAGAATATAAAAACGTAGTAAAATAGATTTGCTCCGATATAAACCGAAAAAACCGTACATTTGTACGTCGGAGAACTGTTGACTAAAAATATAGAAAGTCACTGCAATTATGATTAAAGAATTTTATAAAAAAGCATTACCCTCGACCGGCATTTATTGCGTAGCAACCATAGACCCGATTGACAAAACAACAAAACATAAATTTGTAGAATCAATTGACGACCTAGAAAGTTTCGTATCCTCTAAGAAAAATACTAAAACTAATATCTTTGTAGCCATGAGTTCATTCAAAGGCTATAGCCGTAAAGCAGATGAAGCTAAATCTGTAAGGTCTTTCTTTGTAGACTTAGATGTAGGTGAAGGTAAAGGGTATGATACTAAACAAGATGCACTAAACGCGATTGATATATTTATAGAAGCAAATGAATTACCTCCTCCAGTTCGCATTGATTCAGGTGGCGGTGTTCACGCTTACTGGTTGTTTGACAAAGATATTCCTGCGGATGAATGGAAACCTTATGCTGAAAAGTTTAAGAACTTCTGCTTATCTCATGGACTTAACATTGATCCTGTAGTCACCGCAGACTTGGCTCGTATTCTACGATGCCCAGATACATTTAATCAAAAGACTGAACCTCCTACGCCTACTAAAGTAATAGGTACAGACATGCCTATCTATTCATTCGATGAGTTTAAAAACTTTCTAGGAGAAATAGTACAAAGTCAAGATGATATTCTTGCATCTATCCCTAGAGGTAACTTATCAGAAGAACAAAGAAAAGCAGCTAAGCTTGATAATTATCAAACTAAGTTTTCTGATTTGGCTATTAAGTCTTTAAATGGTGAAGGATGTAATCAGATTAAGTTTATTCTAGAGAACTCAAAGAATCTAACTGAACCTGTATGGAGAGCAGGCTTATCTATTGCTGTGAATTGCAGTGATGGTGATGAAGCTATTCATATGATGTCAGAGGATCATCCAGGTTATACTCGCGACGCTACAATTAGAAAAACAATTCTACCTGATGGCGGTAGATTAAAACCTTATTATTGTAAAACGATGGAAGAAGTTAATCCAGGCGGATGCGAAGGATGCGCATTTAAAACAAAAGTTAATACTCCAATTAATATTGGAAAAGAATTACAAACAGTTCCACCTTCAGAACATGCTGTGGTGCATACACCTGATCCTAAAACAGGCACAGTCACAACTGCACTTAAGACATTACCTGAAGAACTTTATCCGTTTGTTTATGGAAAAAACGGTGGTATTTATTACTTAATAGCCGAAGAAGACGATGATGGAAACATAACAAAACAAAAATCTGTCATCGTATCCTTGTATGATATATACCCTATTAAGAGAATCTTCAGTGTCGCTGATGGCGAATGCTTACTTATGAAAGCCATGTTACCCAACGATCCTGAAAGAGAATTCTTACTACCTATTAAGCATGTCTACGCGTTAGACAAATTTAAAGAGGTCATAGCTAGTAACGGCGTGTTATTTAATCCAGGAAATAAGGAAGTAGGTTATCTTATGAGTTATATAATTAAGTGGGGTCAATACCTCATGAACAAGAGTCCCGCAGAAATCATGCGTATGCAAATGGGCTGGACACCCAACAGAGAATCATTTGTAATTGGTGCTACGGAGTATTTACGAGATGGCAAAGAAGTATCGTCTCCGACTTCTCCGCTTTGCCGAGGTATTGCCAAGCATTTAAGTACAGCAGGTACATACGAAGCATGGAAGGAAGCTGCAAACAAACTTAATACACCAAGTTTAGAACTCCACGCATTTACAATGTTGACAGGGTTTGGCTCGGCTTTGATGGACTATACATCGACATCAGGGGTCACTATATGTTTAACAGGTGAATCCGGTGCGGCTAAGACAGGCGCTTTATATGCAGCACTAAGTGTATGGGGCAATCCTAAGGATCTATCCGTGTTAGAAGCAACAGAGAATGGTATGACTGGGCGGTACTTAGGTCTACATAATATTCCATTCGGATTAGACGAAGTAGGTAACATCTTACCTAAAACATTGTCTCAGCTGATCCATAAAATATCTCAAGGTAAATCAAAGATTAGAATGCAAGCTTCTGTTAACGCAGAACGAGATCACGAGATGTCAGCTTCATTAGTTGCAATCTTTACATCAAACCAATCTTTATATGATAAGTTAGTTACATTGAAAAAAGATCCTAATGGTGAAGTTGCACGATTGATTGAGCTTACTGTAAGAAAACCAGAAGCATTTAGGAATGACTCTGCATTAGGTCGAGATATATTTGATCAATTTAGATTTAACTATGGTTGGGCTGGTCCTGAATTTATTAAGGGCGTATATCAATTAGGTGAATCAGGTATTAGCAAGGCTGTTGACAAATGGTGCCTACGCTTCAAGAAGAACTTTGGAGAAGATACTGCGTATCGATTCTATGAAAACGTAGTGTCCGTTGCAATGACTGCAGGTGAAATAACCAATGCTGCGGGCATTACTCAGTTTGACTTGGAAAGAATCTACCACAAGATTGTAGCTGAGATGGTAGCGATTAGAGACAACGTAGTTAAGGTTAATAGTGTTAACTATGAGTCCATACTTTCAGACTACATTAATAGAAATCAAACAGGTATCCTTGCATTCAAAGATAATAAGATTGTTATGGAACCTCGTACATCGTTTGTTATTCGTGTTGAGAATGATAGTCATACCATGTATATATCTAAAACAGAGTTTGATAAGTACTTGCATGAAATGAGTATCAGTACTAAAGAGTTTATATTTCAGATCATGGCTCTAGGTATTGACATTGATGCAGGTAAGAGTTCAGTTAAACGTATGTCAGCAGGTTGGAAAGATGTAGGTAAGTCAACTACTCGTGTGTATAAGATAGATTTAAATACGATTCCAGGCGCTGTGAAAGGGTTTGATTCTGACTCAACTGACTGAACCTGAATGGATATTTCCGTTTGACGCAATGAGTGTAGGGGATAGTTTCTTTGTCCCCACCTTAAAGCCTGCACCTATGATCTATGCATTAGAGTCGGGAGCTAAACGAGCGGGAGTAAAAGTAAAAGCTTTTGTGACTGTGAAAGACGAATGTCTTGGGGTTAGAGCTTGGCGTATTGCTTAAAGTCCTGCTTGAACTCTTAGCATTCCTATGTTTTTAACCATAGCATTAATCTGAAGATCAATTTTATCTAGCTGGTCGCGTTTTGCATCTGAACTTATATTACTATTAATTACAGCTTTACGGAAATCACGAAGCTTAGTCATGTTTGTATTGATAGCATTAACTTGAGACTTGATAGACATTAGCTCTTTATTTTCTTGCGCATATTCTAACGCTTCACCTTGATGACCAAACTTCACTAGTCGGTTATATGTAGTTACTACTTCTGCTACTCTATCTTTAAGGTCATAGTAATCATTGAGTTGATCTTTGCCATTAGGGTTGTAGAAGAATGAGCCAATACTTGGAACTTTATGTAATGGAGTTGTAGGTAATTTATCTTCGTAGAACACATTAGCTACTGCATCGGTGCCATAAAGGACGCCTGAAACTGCAGTGCCTCCGTACCCCTTCATTAAATGATCTATTTTTAATGGCGAAATAATACCGGACTTACCAATAAGTTTAGCAAGCTCAGAAGTATTCTCTGTAAACTGATCAGAGGTTCTTAAATTCTCTAAGCCTCTACCTACGAGAGGACTACCAGTTAAGAAGTTATAATTAGTTATGGCTTCTAATGTAGGGCGCGCAATTTGTGGTAATAAGTTAGGACCTAACAATCCATCAAGAAGAGCTACGCCAAGTTCATTACGTAGTTTAGTAGCATCCATCGGGCTTGCTGTACCCTCACGAGAAATATACTGATACATAAGTTCTGGGATTGCTTTTGTTAACAGCGCAACTTCAGCAGACACAGGAATCTTAACTCCAGCGCCAGGAATAATGAATGATCTTACTTTAGTTCTATCATCAAGCTTTTGATACTCTTCATCATCCGCAATCAACATTGAGTATAGCATGGATAGCGCTGCAATCTTAATGGCTGTCTGTAGAAATAATGTTTGAGCTTCTTTCTTCGCTGTACCACTAATTGCTTTTCCACGCATAGCACCAATTAAAACATCCATGCCTTGGATATATGCATTCATAAACGGAACAACTTGAGATAAAATTCTTAATTTGCCGGACGTTCCATGCTTCTGCCAGTTAATAATATCCATAGCACGGTGCATAGCTAATACTTTATTACCGCCTGATATAGAGCCATCAGGGTTTTGAGTACCGCCCGATTCTAATAAAGTTTGAATATAAATAGCTCTACGTTGCGCCATATCAGATGCAGCTGCAAATTTCTCTGCTTTATCTAAAGCTTGCTTCATTAACGTATTTGTTTTTAAATTTAGATCACGACGCATCTTGTCAGAAACTTCTAACGCTGTGTGACCATAGCCCCCACTAATACCTAATCGTTTCATTTCAATTGAGATAGGATCATTTGTTTGATCTTTAAGGATTGTGCCGAAGCTTCCAATAACCCTAGCCATAAGTTTAAATGGGCTCTTAACGCCTGATAACATAGCTGCACGAGTTGCATCATTAAATACTTGATAAACTTGGAATGGAGGCAATGAAGTTACACCAATACGAAGTGCTCTACTTGCTGTACCAAACATGCCTAGGATAGGACCTAGTGCGGGCTCAGCGCCATGTATAGCAATAGCAAAATTAGGATCTGTATACTCAACAAACCTACGTTTACCATTGACAAAGACCGGAGCCATTCTATCAATTTTTTCTGGATTAATATTTTCATGAAGGTCTACCTTTCCATTATCATTTCTAACCGCAAGCTGTTTAGCAACTTGTTGATTGGCTTTATTTCTGACAGCAGCATTAACCGCCCACATATGACGCGTTAGCATATTATCAAATACATCTAGTACTTGTCTTTCAGAACCTTCAAATGCATATTCACGACCTACATCTGCAAAGCCTCTAAAGAATTGACGAGCGCCTGGATTAGCTCTTTCCATTTCGTCCATTAATCTAAATAGAGGTACATAGCCTCTTGTTTTTCTATATCGTTCAGCTTGGTCTTTAGAATAGATACCCGCTTTTTCTAGCATGTTAGTATCGTTATCATTGAAGACTTTATACATTTCCGCAACGCGTTTTACTTCAGGATACTTATCTCCATAACTTAATGCTTCAGGGATTGCTGCTTGCTGCTCTTCTGTTATTTTAGTTTTACCTTCTCTTGTTTTAGCAGCTGTTGCTTTCTTGCCTTCTGACTCTTCTTTTTTAGCTTGGGTCTCAAGTCTATTATTTTCATCTAGTTCATATTGATAACGTAGCCCTAATAAGTAAGCCTGAGTTACATGCTTAGCATTTTCAGGACCGATTTGTTTTGATAGTTTAGCAATCTCTTCATTAATGTTAGATAGATTATTTTCGTTAGCTACAACACGTGCTATATTAAGATCATCAAAATCTACGAATCCTATTTTGGCTGATTCAGATCCTAGGATATTACTATTTAAAGCTTGGCTCATTAATACGTCAGCACGAACGCCCTTTAACGCATCATTTACTGTATCATTAAAGTCGTCCATTAATTTGCTTTGTACGCCCGCTCCTGAATAAGCAACTTTAATTCTGCCTTTTAAGAATAGATCTTCTCTTGTATCTTTATCAAATTTAAAGTTTTTAAAATCTTCTACATGCTCTTTAAAATTACCACCTTCTTTTTCTTTTGGTGGAGCAAATATACTAGTACCTTGGTATTCAGGAGATACTTCTTGAGCTTCTTCTTTAGCATATTTAATTTCTGTAGTTTTAGCCGGTTTAATCTTGCCTGCTAGAGCCTTTGCAGTAGACCTGTTAATTAAGTCTTGGATATCTTTAACATCCATACGGTTAACATTCCATAAACCTTTTTTATATAAGAAATCTTTTACGGCTGCAACAATACGACGCCATAAATTATGATTAGGCGCAGACTCACCAAGACGAGCAAGCACTTCTTCTAAATGGGGCTGACTACCTTGTGCTAATTCTTTATACCTATTGTTAACATGCTCATGCGCAGCTCTTACATCTTTGTCTGTATCTTTAAGCCTATTGACTGTACGTAGAATATCTCTATATAAACTCTTACCAGCCATACCTTCAAGACCGTAGTGAGCACCTACTTCGTGAAGTATCTTACGAGGAGCTTCTTCTTTAGATAATCTGTCTGTAATTAAATGAGCAACACCTTTATCATAATATGCTACCGCATCAGCTGCTATATCTGATGGAGCTTGATCACTTGTAATAAGTTTTACATCTCCTCTGTCAACGGCTTTATTTATATTATTACCAAAGCGCTCTGTTAAAGCAGCTAGAATTGATTCCGGGGTTTCTGAGGTAGTAGTTATTTCATCCTTAGATAATTGTGTTTCCCCAGTTGCTGTAGGAGATATTGTTTCTGTAGGAGCAACTTCTTCCGTAGTAGGTGCAAGCTCTTCTGCGGATTTCATTACTTCAGTAGTTTCTGGCGCTAATGCAGCGGGCTGTGCCTCTGTTCGTCCTTCAAGTCTTCCAGTAACGTCTGCAAGGTTAGTAACTCCATCTCCGAGCTCTCCTTGAGCTGTAGGGGAAACTTCTCCTGATACGGGTTGTCCAGATACTTGAAGATTATCTCTAGATCCTTCGGTGACCAATCTTTCATTTTTAGCTGCCTCTATTAAATTAGGAATGTTAGCAATATATTCTTCTACTTTAGCTTTAGTATTCTTATTAACGCCTGTTGTATCTTTATATGCAGTTAAAATATCTACAGCTTCTTGAGCTTTTTCTGGGTTAGTTAAATCTAAATTTTGTAGTATTCCATTTTTTCTAATTATAGCTGATTTACCAATACCTAAATCTTGTAATGTTTTATCAGAAATAATTGATTGGATAGGTTGTGACGCCATACCCATAAGCCTTGCACGTTCGGCTACTTGTTGTTCTTCAGGGACAGTTTTTAAATACTCTTCTATTTGTTTTTCTGTGCCTAAAGCTTCTGTTGATGTAGCTACAATAGGTTCTTGTTTAGGAGCAGCTAATAATTTATATTGTTCTGGCGGAAGAATAGCGTCTTGAATTGCTTTTTGTCTTTGCATTTCTTCAATATCATTTTTAAGTGTGGCAACTTGTTCAGCTCTAATTGATTCCTCATAAGCCCGTTGTTGGTCTGCACCTAGATTAGCTAACGCCTCTACTTTTTGTTTAGCTTCTCCTCGTTCTGCAATACGTGCCGCGCTTCCTAATGGGGATAATAATACTGCTTGATATGCTGTGTCTTTATATTCTTTTAATGCATCTGGGGTAGTTAAAGAAAGCCCAGCTTGAGATCTCTCTAACATTTGTTGAACAACTTCTGTAGGAACTTCAGCTAATGCAGTTTTACCAATACCTATAGCAATAGATTTTTTTAATGACTCTGTTGCTATTTTTTCTGCAGCTTCAGTACCCATTTTGCTAATACCTAAAACTTTACCTAGCCCTAATTCCATAGCGCCTACATCAAGAGCGGCTTGTGGTAATGCTGCAGCATATGCTTTAGCTCTACTAACATCAATAGGACGCCCTGCTTTAATATCTTCTTGCGCTTGGCGTTCAATGTTAGATCCAGCGGCGGAAAGGAATGGAGATATTGCAGCGCCGGCTATAGCACCAGGTACACCGCCTACCATAGCGCCCAATCTAGCACCACCGATCATGGTGCCAATAAACGGGGCTTGTTCAGCTATACTAGCCGGAAGTTGTGATATGGCTTCTTTAGCTGCGGGGAGTAAACCTTTTTGTTCATAGATACGTTTAATTTCATCTAGACTTGCAGCAGGTTTTTCTGTGATTGCTTCTTGTCGAGCGATACCCCTTGCAGCGGCTTCTTCACCGCCAATAAACGGAGCTTCCACTCCTGTACGTATAGATTCTATTAAGCGTTTAGTTCCACCTTTTAGGGCTTCACCTATACCAGCAGTTTGGGGTTGAGCTTCTATTTGTAGCTGCTGTTGCACAGCTCTATAGGCTTGATCATCAGTTAATTCCGTGGGAGAGTCAACATTAAAAGAACCTTGACCCGGAATTTCAATTTTATATGAAGGCATTTTTTATTGAGTTCTTGTTACCTTAACGCCTGATGGAATTGCTGAACTCATTGAGCCGTCACTACCGCCACCAGACATAATCGCGTCAATCTTAGCTTGAATTTCTGCTTTTTTAGTAGCATCAAATGTAGTTTTAAGCTCATCATTAAGTGCTTTTAATGAAGCTATATCAAGTTTATTTCCATATCCTTTAATATCATCGAGTGCTTTAGATAAATCAAACACTGCTTTACCATCTTTCTTAGTATAATATTTAGGATCTTTTCTAGCTTCGTCAAGCAACATGCCCATATCAGTAGGTCTGGATGCGGCAATTTTAGCGGCTTGAAGCTGAATACCACCTGAGTATTGTAATTTATTGTAGTCTTGAATAAGTGCTTCTCGCTCACTAATCTTTTTCATTGCGCCTTCGGCGTCACCACGTTGTTGTAAGTATTGAGCTTCAGCAAGTTTACGATCAGCTTGTTTAAGAAGTCTATCTTCAGCTTTAATATCTTTAACATCTTTACCATATTGTTCAAGCCCTGCTTCAGCACCTTCTGCTATATCAGCAAGAGCACTTTGCGCTTTACCATATTGAGGTCTTTGAGATGCCATTTTAAAACCTGCTTTTGCTAATGCGAAGTATTTTGCTTTTTCTCTTTCGTCTTTTAATGCTTCACGATCAGTTTTATTTTTTTCAACTTCTGATGAGTAAAAGTCTGCAGGTACACCTGCTAGTTCCATAGCTCTCTTACGGTCTTCCATAGCTTTATCTATAGTAAGCGCTTCAGGAATATTTAATTTAGGTGCACCAAAACCACTATTAGATTTAGGTTGAACAGGTAAATCTGCAAACTTAACTGTATTATCAACAAGAGTATTGCTTCCAACTACTGGGCTTTCTCCTGGTTTATATGTGTACCCGCCTGATGTAGTACTTCCAGTAGTTTGTGATGGAGTGCTTCGCTTAGATTGTAAGTCTGCAATCTGTTTATCAATTTCTAAATTTTTAGCTTCCGCTGCCGCACGTTGTTCTGGTGTATATGAGCCTATATAATCAAATCTATATTTATTTTTCTCAGTCATAAGGTCATTAATCTGTCTATCGATGTCATATTTATCCATCCTAGACCTAAAGAAATCACCTATTCTAGAAGTGCCACCTTCAGCGTAGTTTTGAACATTGCCCCCATCATTGAACGCAACGATACCACCGTTAGCATAATTGTTTTCATTATACATATCACCCACATCAAGTTCTGCTAAACCACCTTGAGCCATTTGTTCTGCAGGCATTTCAGGTTGTGGTTGCATTGCTTGTTGCATAGGTTGTCCTGCAGGTAAGCCCATAACACCCGGTTGGGATTCTTGAACTAAGTCTTCTGCAACTGATTTATCTTCTGGTTTATTAGCTTGGTATGAAGCACGCATTTCTTTTCTACGCTGTAATTCACTCAACGCTAAATAAGTAGGTACTTGACCGCTAGGGTTTTGAACGTAGCCCACTAGTGTTTGATCGGGTGCACCTTTGAGCATGTCTTGTATTTTTAAGAGGTTCATACTTTATCCTTATCCTAGTGCTTTAGAAAGACCAAGTGCACCTAAACCAAGTCCACCAAGTTGTGATATACCAGAAACTTGAGGCGCATATTGAATTTGTGTTGAAGCCAAACCAGTATTTCCACGAAGCATTGCATTGTAAAACTCGAGTTGTTTCTTTTCCCAATCTCTTGCTTCCATTGCTGTTTGGTATTGAAGATCATTAATTTTTTGTTGCAGTGCTTGTTTCTCGCCTTCACTAGCTGCCTGAGTTTTAAGTCTTTCAAGATTAGCCGTTTGTTCTGCAGCTGCTGTCATAGCTTGATCTTTAGATGCTTGTAGTCCAGCTGATAATCCACCAAGTCCTACTTGAGATTGTAATTGAGCTGCACCTTGTAGCGCTTGTTGATTAGCTTGTTGTGCCTGTAGTTGCCTTGCAGCATCCGCATTAAATTGTTGTTGCGCAGATTGGAACCCAGCTTGACTTCCTTTAGATTGAATGTCTGCTAAGTTTTGTTGTAAGTTTCTTTCTTGTTCAGTTTGCATCAATGCTTGACGAGCACCACCAAATGAACCTCGTTTAATAGCTCCCATAGCGCCTTGTTGTGCAGCAATGTCACCTTGACGACGAGCTTCTCTTAATGCAATATCAGTTACACGTTGTTGATATGGATCACCATAATAATCTGCCATGCCGGGAGTAAATGTGCCACCTGTTACTGAAGCGGGTCTATAACCTAAAGCACCTGATAGTCCAGCACCTGCTGTACCGTAGCCCATACCTGAACCCATACCTAATCCTGATCTTGCATCAGCAAAACCACCTGGTGTTGTAAGTCCTGCTATGTTTCTTTGTACTGCTTCTTGACCTGGAGTAAACCCTGCAATTCTGTCGCCTGTATAAGTAGGCATTGGTTTAACACCTGTAACCGCACCTGAAGAGTCTGTTTCAAATACATTTTTACCTGCAGAAACAAGAGCTTGTTCAAAGAAAGGTTTAGCATATTCTGGTAAATTAGAAGTATAGGTTGTACCTGTAGAAGTTTGTGAACCTCCACCCCCACCTCCGGAATAAAAAGTAAATGCTTCTACTAGGTTTTGTACCCAGTTAAATATGTTAAATAATTTCATATTGTTTTCTCCACCACGTGCGTTACGGTATTAAGACCCATTTTCATTCTGTATAATCTTGCTTGAGCATCATGTGCAAATGCTCTAATCTTTGTTGCACCTTGTGATTTAGCCCAGTCTTCAAATTGCGTAATCATATCAGGTTCAATTAATGCTTTACCACCCATCGATGTAATATGTAATACTCTTTGATTAGGATAATTAATAAACTCAACTGCTGAAGCGCCTATAATATTTTCATCTTCAACCGCAACTAAAAGTCTTTGTTGCCCGTTTACTAATAACATCTTTATTTGATCAATACTATAATCATCATTACTATATTTTAATGAGGCATCAAAAAAAGGCTGTATTTTATCCCAGAGTTTACTTACAAAGTCTGGACTTACTAATTGTATTTGTTTCATGCAGGCATGTATTTTTGTGGTTTAATTTCTTTACCTTGTTTAGTATGACCTGTTCTTGCTTTTCTTACTTTATGCATCATAGCGTATAAATTCTTGGCGCCGGCTTTTGAAGAGCCATTACCTAAATGACTTACCACATCTGCGGGAACTACAAACTCACCGTCAGCTAAACGAGCGGATTGTTTACCTTCTATTGTAGCAGGTATCGAATCACTCATACCATCACCTTGACCATCTAAATATCCGCCTTTAGCAGCTTCTAATTCAAATATTCCGCCATCAGCAAAAGCAATTGGACCGCCCATAGCATAGAATGTATCCGCAGCTTTAGCACGAGAGCCTTCAGCAGCTAATGAATTTAATCTACCAATTCCGTAACCTTCTTTACTTAAATTTTGTGTGCCTGTTGTTTGGTCATTTGTACCATACAAATCTTGAATGCCGCCTGATGAAATAGTACTTGAATTAGTATTAACTGTACCGCCTGTAGCTAATCTTAAACCTGGAGAAGCTTGAGCTAAATTCAATAAACCTGTTCTAGGATCTCTATATTTATTTTCTTCAGCTTTACGTTTTTCTTCTAATGATGTATCCATTTCAGGATACATATCTCCTTGCACGCCAGATAAAGCTGCCATACCTAATGGAGCACCTAGTTGCATAGCAGATCCGCCAATAGCTGGAGAAGTAAATTTATCATATCCGCCGGGGCTTAATAACTCCATAGCACCACGACCCATTTGTCCTAGACCTTCTGAATAAGCCACAGGCGCTGCAGTTGAAGCTGCTGTAGATCCAGCGTTTGTTAGTGCTGTAGGCATTGTGTTTGCCGCACCAAAAAATGGATTTGCTGTTGTGTTTAAAGCATCTAAGCCAGCTGCAGTTGTTTCTGGTACGCCTGCAGTAACTGCCTGCCCTGCTTGATATCCGCCTTGAGCGCCCATTTTACCTAATGAACTTCCTAAATTACCCCCACCAAATCCGCCAAGTCCACCCATTAAAGTGCCTGTCAGCAAATCATCACCTTTAGCACCAGCAACTGCTGCACCAGTAGCCATACCTGCTGCAATCGGAGCTAATGTTGCAGCTGTGCCTTTAAGTCCCATAGCAGCCCCTGCTGGACCACCAACCATAAATCCTGCAGCTGTAGGTAAAAGAGAAGCAAGGAAGCTACCAAAATCAAATGCTTCAGGCATACCTGTATGAGGATTAGTGTGTAGTTTGTGACCTGTCATTTTACCCAGTGCACTTAATCCTTCTACTTCAGCTGGACTAACGTGCATAAGCATGGAGTCACCATGTCTACCGAGGGAAGCTAAGCCTTGAGCTAGTTGATGTGTTGCCATAAAACGTCCTTTTTAATATAGTGTAATGTTAACATAATTAAAGTCTTGAAACAAAAGTAATTGAGCCTATTACTGATGGAATTGCAGGTCTAGCATAAGGTACGGTTTGAGCATTATCATGGAAAATATAAACTCCGTTTGTAGGAGTAGTAGGATTGCCTGCTAGATCCGTTGCCCAATAAAGTTCAATCTCATCGTCTGAGTTTATTTCAAACGTAGCTTCAGAATATCCTGCCACATAACTAGGTATTAACGCACTTTTACGGGCAGGAATACTAAATTCTGTAGCAGAATTAGCAAGATCAACACCATTTACTTTAATCCAAACAACCGCACTATGTATGGCATTATCCGTATTAACAAATTGAAGACTATATCTAATAGTATAAACACCTGCAAATCCTGCGATTGCAGAGCCCGGTGCATTTAAAGTCCAACCTAATCCAGAATCTAAAGTATTAAAATTTATTACTGTAGGCGTATTATTACCTGTTGCTATTTGATCAGTTAAATCAGAAGCTGCAATGTGAGGAAAACTTAAACTTGATCCTCCATCAGCGTTACTTAATATAGCCGTAAATGCGTCTAAGGTATTAAAGTAAACACGAAGTTGATTATTAAATAAATCAAAATGCACTTGAGAAAACTGCGTAGGTGTTAAGGCTAGTGCAGGTGCTTTAGTTGCATTTATAATTCTTTGAGCCATTAGTTTCTCATTCCGTCTGGACGCGCATCAACTCTAGGCATACCAAGTTGCCACTGAGTTCCCACATTGTTTGACTCAATTCTAAAACTCATCTGACGACCACGACATCTTATAAATACTTGGTTTGTATATTGATCCACTGTGGCTGTCGCTGTTGTAATGTTACGCGCTGTAGTAAAACCTGATGCATTCGTAGTAACTGAAGCTGCACCTGGGAAGTTTTGAACACCTACAGTAATCGTAGTTTGAATTGTATTAGTAGCCCCTGTCACAGGGTTAGTTTGTTCTGATTGAGTGAAGTTAATGTCTGGAATAATACGACGCACTAACATATATTTATCACCATCATCAATGTCAACACTTGCAGACTGAATATAAGCTGAAATAGGTAGAGGTGCTGCACCATTAGGTTGACCATCATCTACACCGTTTTCTTGATCATAAACCCAACCCCCTGCCACAGCAATAGGATTAGTGAAGTCACCTGAATCTAACCATGCAGTTCTATTTAATTGACCATAGTACCAAATACTTTCTGAATAGTTATAGATAACATAGCGATCAATTTCATTCGAAGTAGCTGAGCAGTAGAACCAAACAATTTCATTAAACTGATTATTGGTACCTGCAAAGAAAAGTTGTGCTTGGTTATAGTTAATATCAGCGAATATATATTGACGTAGTGTACAAGGTAATGCGTCCACACGACCAGAGTATGTGAAGAACTTATCTCGTCCCATCCAGTAAACTACGTTATTAATACCTACTACAGCATTAGGTCCCGCAATAGAAATATTATGTGATAACTCTTGTAAACCAAACACTTCTGCTGTACCTAAGAACTGCATCGATGTCAATGAAGTATCTGTAAAGATCAACATTTCTTGTCTTGAGTTTACCGCAGCTATTACTTGTGAACCTGATTGTAGTCTTAAGAACCCTGCTGTGTTTGTAACAGTCGGTTGCCATACTTCTGGCTCAGGACCTATGGTTGCATCTACGTTTGCCCAACGAATAAGAAGTGGATCATAAGTGCCGGTGTAATTATTGTATACATAGGTACCTACCGTTGTAGCGTTACTAGCAGGCGCTGATGTCATCGTATAACTAAAGTGCGTTGCATCAATATAAGTAATTTGGAAAGTGCCATTAAACTGAGTAGGTATGCATCCTGATACAGTAATGTAATCACCTGATTGTAAATTATATGCAGTAGATGTTGTAACAGTAGCCGTTAAATTACCTGTACCACCACGCGTCATAGTTGACATCGATACACCTGCTACTGTCGTAGCTAGATAATTAGTACAACCTAGTGCTACATAATGACCTGATGATGCAAACAATGAATAATCAACTTCTCTAGGAACCGCGATAGCACCTGGTATAGACTGTAATGTCACAGCACGAGTTGCAAAAGAGTCGTCATATTCCCAATAATAAAGATCCGCGCCGTTAATATTAAAAACTAAGTTCTGATTAAAGTTATCAAAGAATTCTAAACGAGCTGGGAAGAAAATAGGTGTGACAGAACCAGAACCCCAAGTACCACGAGACCATGCACCTGCACCCCAACCATAACCTGCTGTTACAATAGGGTAACCTATATTAATATCAAATTTTGCAACGATGGCTGTATTGCCTGTAGAAGTAGCAGTAGAAGTTGCCGTAGTTGCAACCGCAATAAAGAACGCTCCTCCTATAATGGTGATTTGAAATTCTTTATTAAAGTCAGCAGCAGGTACACCGCCTACGGCAGTAGTTACGCCACTAAATGTAACCCATTCACCATCTTGTATACCTGAAGTGATGTTTAAGATTTCAACTAAATTAGAACCATTTGTTGTTCTAAAACAATCACTACTTGACGGTGTTGTAGTAGAAGTATATGTAACTCGGAGAGGTGTTATATCGTAGAGCGTCGTACCTGTATTAATATAAATCTTTTCATTAGTACCAACAGCTGTTAACTTAGCACCACTAATAGCAGCCCATGTGAATAGACTACGAGCAGAACCTTCGTAAGCATTAAATGTTTTAACAGTCCAGCCACCTAGTTTTTCAGGGAATCCCGAACGGAAGCGAACTTTGTCCATCTCATACCAACCGCCTTCTGAGGCATAATCAGTTTGATCTCGGTTAACTCCTGGTTTAAAAACTAGTTTACTTAATGGCATTATTTACCTTCAAAGAGTGCTTTTTCATCTAGCCTACGAATTTGTAGACCTCGTAATATTTTACCACCTGCACGACAATATTTAACTAACGATTCCATAGCCGCTTTTTTATTGCCGCGTAAAAGCGCTTGACGGAGTGTTGATCTTTGAAAGCATCCAAGACCCAGATTAAAGCAAAAACTGACAAGAGCGTCAAACTCATGTTGTCGTAAAGGCACGTTAGGTAGCATCTTATGTACTCCCAACTCGAAGCGACGTAAGTCGGATTTAAGAATTCCATCTATTTCTTCCTGCGAAAAAGTTCTGTTCCAAGTATCAGGCAAATGTTTGCCGTTGCCGATAAGGTGACCAACACCAACAGTCCACAAGTTTGCAGGGCAACGATAGGGACGACTACGCACACCCTCGTGATGTTTGATAAGAACGATACCAGCTTTTGATACATTCACTTATTTCTTTTCCCAAGTCCTAGCACCAAAATAAAAACCAATAATAGAACCTACGATAGCCATTTCATCGGATGAAAATATAACATCCATAGACTCACGACTAAACCCTACAGTATTTACAGCCCAAATAAAACCAGCTACATCTACAAATATAAGTAATGCTACAAAAGTGAAAGCAACAATAGGGCGGACAGCTGCATTAAGAGTTCTAACCCAGGGTGCTGCATCGTGTACAAGTTTCGCATCGTGTTCATAAAGCGCTTGTCTTTCTTGAGTAAATGTTTCTGCATAAGTACCCTCCAAATTAATCGCTGCTATTTTTTCTTGAGATACAAAGCCTTTTTCAGCCATAAGTAATGCTTGTTCATTTTGTAGTCTAGCCATCTCACGCTCATGCGATTGATCTCCCTTTTGTTGGAAGAAGCCAAGGATACTTGGTAGACCTGCGGTTGCAAAACCTAAAATTGAACTTAAGATACTAAACATTATTTATATCCTCTTGTTTTTTCATGTTCTTCTAAAAGTCTTACACGGATAGACAGTTCAGCTATTTGTAATTTTAACTCTTCTTTGAGCTTTGCTCTTTGATCCGCTGATACTGGACTGTCAGTTGGCACACCTTGTTCTGTAATAAGAATAGGCATTTTAGATTTAATATTAATTAAGTCAGCTTGAATGGATGACATTGACGTAAGTAACCAAGCAATAGCCGAGACTATTACTGGGAACAACATATTAGTTATTTTTTCCATGTTCATTTTAACTCCCTAAACAATGTACCCAAACAAGTAAACAAAGTGTAATTAAAACCCCAACTAGGATCTTCATTACAGAGCTGCTACTTCAACCCAGTTCTTAACTGCTTCATCCCATGTATATTGTTTACCATCAGTAGGCATTGCTACAGGAGCTTCCCAAGTCCATGTAGTTTTATTTAAAACCCATGAAGCATATGGTTGTGGTGCATAGAATACATCGTTAGCTCTGTCATAGGTATAACCAATACCAGCGTAGTTACCACGTAGTGGTGTACCACCTAAAAGATGTTTACCGCCTTGTGTGTTGTACGATGTTTGAATCCATTCACCTGGTGTAGAATCTACATAGGTATCAAAGAATTCTTTTTCAGCAACGATAACTTGCGTTACCTTACCGTCTGTTACTTTAGCGAAGTGTGAAATTTTAGTTCTCCTTTAATTTACCAATTTAAAAATTACGAGCAAATGCTCCATGATACTTAGCTCTTGCTTCATGTGCTACTAAATTAGCAAGCTCTAAATCCTCAAAACTACCTACATAAATACGTTTACCTTTTACCATTAAACTAACAACCCAATTTCTTTTCCAATTAGAATTCTTAGTTGGTGGTTGCAAATACACATTTTTATATGGCGATTTGCTAGTCGTTCTATGTTTACTATTAAAACAATTTTCTTGTTGAGTTACCTCACGCAAGTTTTCTATTCTATTATTATACCTGTCGCCATCAATATGATCTGTCACTTTAGGTAAATAACCATGATGGTATAAAAATATCATTCTGTGTAAAGAGCGTGGTTTACCATCTATACCTATTCTTAGATAGCGTTGCCCTTTTGTTTTAGAACATTTTACAACTTTACCCGTGCTATTTCTAGTAAAGGTTCCGTCTTCGTTGTATGTAAAAAGCTCTTTTAATTTATCTTGTGTAGTCATTGTTAAGCTGTGTATGTACCAGAACCACTGGTCCATTTAATTATAGTATTACTTCCTGATGTTGTCACTGTTGGTGAACCTGTTACGGTACCCGTATAGTTTGCAGTTGGGACGGATAGAATAACTACACCAGAACCACCATTACCTCCTGCTAACAATCCGCCGTTGGCTGAACTTCCACCACCTCCACCACCTGTATTAGCTGTACCAGCAGCACCAGAATTTGCAACCGCACCTCCAGCACCTCCACCTCCAGATCCCGCAGATCCCGCAGTACCAGATGTATAAAGTCCGCCACCTCCACCACCAGCATATGTAGCAGGAGTTCCAGTAATAGATGAGGCTGTACCCGCACCACCATTACCTCCTACACCATTAGTTGCGGTTGATCCTACACCACCTGCGCCACCGCCACCACCACCAGCTCCTTGGGGGGATGGAATTGGAGATGAACTACCTCCAGCAGAACCTTGTCCAGATGTACCACTACCACCAACACTACCATTACCTCCACCACCTCCGCCAGAGCCTCCAGAAGATCCATTTGATCCAACTGGACCCGTATCATATCCGCCACCACCGCCACCTACAGTAGCAGTTACTCCTGGGAAAGTTGAATTAGATCCGCTACCACCTTGAGCAGATGATGGATTCGCAGCTGCAACTCCAGTTCCTCCAGCGCCTACAACAGCTGTATAAACTGTCCCCACATTTAATGTTATAGTCCCAGTTAAATATCCACCAGCCCCTCCGCCAGCAGCACCATATCTAGCACCTGCTGGACCACAACCACCACCAGCTCCACCACCAGCTACAATTAAATATGAAGCTGTATAAATAAGATAGTTAGAGTTAATAGAAACCCAAGATGAACCATTATAAAATTCAAATGCAGCTAGGGTTGTGTTATAGCCTGAGTATCCTGCAGCGGGAGTTACAGGGCGATTTGCAGTTGTCCATGATGCAGTCACAGTCCAGCCAGTACCGTTGTATGTTTCGTAGGCATTGAGGGTTGTGTTATAACCTGTTTGACCTGTAGCAGGCGAGAGTGGACGACCTGCAGTTGACCAAGTTACGTTGTTTATCCCTGTTGTTCCGTTAATTGTTATTGGCATTTCTTTCTCCTAAGCTGTATATGTTCCTGAACCTGTCCATCTAATCCAAGTGTTTGATCCGTTTGTTCCTGTTGTAGCAGGTCCTGTGTAATTTCCTTTATATGAAGCTGTTGGCACTGAAATAATAACTACTCCTGAACCACCTGCAGCACCTGATGTGTTTCCACTACCTCTTTCAGATCCTCCACCGCCACCACCTGTATTTGCAGTTCCAGCAGTTGCAAGACCTATAGATCCAGCTCCACCTCCGCCTGATCCTCCTGTACCAACAGTACCTGATAAATAAATTCCGCCACCACCACCACCAGCATAAGTAGCTGGAGTACCTGTAATACTTGAAGCTGTTCCTGCACCGCCATTACCACCTACTGATCCAGTTCCCACAGCTCCTACCGCAGAAGCACCGCCACCGCCACCTCCGCCAAAATTTGCTGAACCTTGAGCGCCTGTACCACCATTATTTCCCTGACCAGGAGTTCCAGATCCTCCTACGCCTGCAGAAGCTCCAGAACCGCCTCCACCTGAACCACCATTTAATCCATTTCCAGATCCACCACCACAACCACCACCACCACCAGTTGAAGTAATAGTTGTTAATCCAGACCCTGATACTGATGAATCAACACCACTAGATGCTATATTTACTGATGATGTTCCTCCAGCTCCGCCACTACCCACTGTAATGGTATATGTAGTTCCAGCTATTAAATTTGTTGTACCTGTTAAATAACCACCAGCTCCACCACCACCAGCAAAATAATATCCGCCACCACCGCCACCTGCAACCACAAGGTAAGACACAGAATACGGAATAGAACTATTAAACCCAACCCATGTCGTGCCGTTATAAAACTCAAAAGCACTTAGTGAAGTGTTGTATCCTTGGTATCCAGCTACGGGTGTTACGGGTCTATTCGCTGTTGTCCAACTTGGTATTGTTTGCCAAGCTGTGCCTGTATATTGTTCTAACGAATTTAAACTTGTATTAAACCCTACCTGACCTGCACTAGGCGAAGCAGGGCGACCTGCTGTAGTCCATGAGGCTTGGGTAATTCCGTTAACTGGATCTAAAACAATACTCATGCAAGCTTCCTATATAGTTCTTCGTAGTTCTTAATACTGTCTAAAAATTCTTTGATGGTTTGGTGACGAATATATTCATCTCGTATTTCTTGTGATGATGGTGGTGGTAATTCGTTTGACTCATCCCACGATACAATTTCAAAAGTGCCTCCAGAGGCTGATAAGCCGTAAAGTGCACCTGGTCTTAATGACTTCATTACGATGTCAATACCAAATTGAAAACCTTGTTCGTTACTAAATTCTTTAATAAGTTCTTCTATAGTCATCTTTGCCATAATTATACCCTATGCTGTGTAAGTTCCTGAAGTTGTGTATGTAAGAATTGTATTAGATCCTGACGTAGTTATTGTAGGGCTTCCAGTAGTTGTACCTGAATAAAAAGCTGTAGGTACACTTAGTATAACTACGCCTGAGCCACCATTACCACCTGAATATCCTGTTGGAGCATTCCAACCTCCACCGCCACCACCACCACCAGTATTTGCAGTTCCAGTAGTTCCGGTACCACCAGTAGAACCATTACCGCCTCCGCCTGTACCGCCTGATCCTGCTGAACCCGTTAATGGAGATGATGCACCGCCACCGGCGCCACCGCCGCCAGCATAAGTTACAGATGAACCGCTAATAGAAGATGCAGTTCCGTTACCACCATTTCCTGAAGCTGGTGTTGTTCCATTTCCGCCAACAGCAGAAGCACCGCCACCACCGCCTGATCCTGCATTGATACTAGAACCACCATTATTACCTTGACCAGGAGTTCCTGTTCCGGCAGTATTGTTAGGTTGTCGACCTGCACCTCCACCTGAACCACCATTAGAAGCAGCTGTGTCAGTTCCGCCACCCCCGCCACCGCCACCAATAGCAGTTATAGTGGTTAACCCTGTACCTGAAATAATAGAATTTGAACCAACAGTTGAAGGAGACGGTGTGCCATCTCCGCCATTACCCCCTGCACCTACAGTAGCTGTATAAACTGTGCCTTGGGTAAGAGTAGTAGTTCCAGTTAATAAACCTCCAGCACCACCACCTCCACCCCTACGACCGCCAGCACCACCTCCGCCAGCTACAACTAAATAAGAAGCAGTATAAGGTACACCAAAAGAAGTTGCATAAACATTACTTGTAGCTAACCAACCTTGTGTTGCATCAATATAAGTAAGCGTTAAACCTTGTCTATTAGTTCTTATAGCCGCATTACCTGATATTCCATTTATGTTATTTCCGTTAGCCCCAATTAAGATGTTGTTTGTTCCTGCAGTTCCTGCATAGTCAACAATGACTACAAAGTCACCACGTGTTGGGGTTGCTGGTAGGGTTACTGTAAACGCTCCGCCTGTTGTATTACAAAAATAACCACCATCTATTGCTGCTGTAAAACCTGATGTCTTTACTGTGGTATCCCACGCGATTTGACCAGGAAGGGCTGCGCCTGTATAGGCTGATGTTATCAGCGTTCCTGTTTCCGCAGGAAACGTAATTGTATTGGTACCCGCAGCAGCAGGTGCTGCAACCGTTACTTGACCTGACGCATCACCGTAAACAATGAAAGAAGCCATTATGCTGTGTAGGTTCCTGAACCACTAGTCCATCTAATAATTGTATTGCTACCTGATGTTGTAATGGTAGGTGAGCCTGTTGTAGTACCAGAGTAATTAGCTGTTGGAACAGAAAGTATAACTACACCTGAACCTCCAGCACCGCCTGCTTGTGGAGCAGCGGGAACACCTCCACCTCCACCTCCACCACCTGAATTTGCAGTTCCTGCAGTTCCTGCTCCGTTTGCAGGAGTTCCACCAGCACCGCCACCGCCAGTTGATGGAGTTCCTGCTCCTGCAGGGGTTGATATATAGTATCCAGCACCGCCACCACCTGAATAAAAGGCAGGGGTTCCTGTAATTGAATTTGCCGTACCAGACCCACCATTGCCCCCACTTGCAGGACCGCCAGCAGAGCCTACAGCAGAAGCTCCACCACCACCACCACCTATTGGAGGAGAAGATGCTCCAGCACCGCCATTATTTCCTTGCCCTGGAGTTCCTGTACCTGCTGGATTAGTTCCCCATCCAGCACCACCACCTGAACCGCCATTACCACCAACACCAGCAGGAGTACCATTTCCTCCGCCACTACCACCACCTACAGCAGTAGTTAATCCTGTAAATGTAGAGCTTGACCCTTGTGTGCCGCTTGCTGGTGTTGTTCCACCATTTCCACCACCACCTACTGTAGCTGTATAAACTGTTCCAACGGATAAAGATGTTGTACCTGTTAAATAACCACCTGCACCGCCGCCGCCGCCAGTTGTTGAACCACCTCCACCACCACCAGCCACTAAAAGATATGAAGCTGTATAAGGTATTAGAGGTATAGGAGCCGTTGTAGAATAAACATCAGAGTAAGCAAGCCAGCCTTGGGTACTATCTACATAAACTAAATTAATAGCTTCTCTATTTGTATTTATTAGTCTGTCAGAAGTTGAGCCTTGAATCTTGTTTCCATTTAGATTGATTGTTATATTATTTGTAGCTGCTGTACCCGCATAGTCCACAATAGAAATCATGTTACCTGCTGTGGGTGTTGCTGGGAGTGTCACAGTTAAAGCACCGCTTGTTGTGTTCATTGGATAGCCTGTACCTGCTACCGCTGGGCTAACGCTTGATGTTTGTACTGTTGTCCAGTTAACTGTACCAGGTATACCTGATGTAGACGCTGTCGTTATCGCAGTACCGGTTGAAGCGGGAAGCGTGATTGTATTCGTTCCAGCCGCGGTTGGCACTGTTAACGTTATGGCTCCTGAGGTATCTCCGGCTAAAATGAGTGAGGACATTGGTTATGCTCCTAGTTGTTCTTTTGTTGGACGTGGTAACGTTGGGTGATCCCATTTAGCTATGTAGTCACCTTTACCATCGCTGTCGTTTTGTAAAGTGATGACTCCAGATGCAAAATCAAAGTCTGCTAGTTCTGGGTAAATAGATATAATTTTTTCGTATAAAGTCATTATGCACTCCTAATCATAGAACCACTAAAATAAGTAAGATTAGCCACATTAGCTCTAGCAACTAAACTTGTTCCAATCATATAGGTATAAATTTCAAGATAGTCAGTAGTCCCATTGCAATATATAACATCACTAACAACAACTGCATTTCCAGCTAACATATCACCGCCTCTAGTAGCTTCAATGCCGTTTTTAAATATAGCAATTAAAAGTCTAGTAATAGATCCAGATGTTTCCGAATCTACTCTGCCGTTAATTTGATAATATCCTGCTACAGTAGGAGTAAATGTTGATGAGGTAAAGTTGTTATTAGTATCAAAATTCTCTGTATTAAATGTAACTTTTGTATAAACTCCTGAAGTAATTGATTGTGCACTTCCAGATTTACAAGCACTAAACGCTGGATTAGCCGTAGCCGCCACAGTTATTTGACCATTCGTTCCTATTTGCATTGCTAGGGTGTTGTTGGTGTAGAAGCTCATCGGTAAGTAAGTACCAGAACCATTTACACCAGAAATAATTTGTGTGTCGGTTGTACCGTTTGTAGCCATGACAATTTTAGATGCATTAGTAAGGCTTGAGTTATTAGCAACAGAAACCCCTGCAGATGTAGATGAGCCGTTAGGAACTACATAGACGTTAGTCGTAGCATTAGTAGTTGTCGTTTGTAACTTAGTACGATTGTTTAACGTGGCGTTATCAAAGTCACCTTGTATTAAGTTATTATTAGAATCTAGAATAATTTGTGCCATTTACTTCTCCTATAATATGACCCAACGCTGATTTGTTGGAACTGTCACGGTAACACCTGAATCGATTGTTATGGGTCCTGTAGACATTGCGTTTCTGCTTGTTGTTAATGTGTAATTTGCTGTTACTGTTAATTCGTTTTCATAGAATACTTGGTCACCACCACCACCTGTAGCACCACCGCCAATAGATCCCCATTGACCCGCAGCATAACCTTCAAAAGTATTTTCCGTAGTATTATAACGAATCATACCTGCTGTTGGGCTAGGTCTTTCTGCTGTTGTACCATTAGGTAATCTAATAGTACCTGTACCACTAAAAGTTAAATTGTTAGGTATGGTAGCTGTCGCAGCATTAAGTAGTATTGTATCACCAGACGCATTACCAAGTGTAGTGTTTCCATTAACGGCTAAGTCACCTGTTAAGGTTGTATTACCAGACGCTGCTAATGAAGTAAATGAACCTGCGGCAGCTGTACTTCCACCGATGGATGTACCATTAATTGTACCGCCTGTAATCGTAGCTGAACTAGATACTAAAGTACCTGTAAAATAAGTAAGGGGATTAACCACATCAGTACCGTTATTAAAGACCAACATAGCTGTTCCAGCAGGAACTATTACACCTGAACCTGTTGTATTTTTTACTGTAACTGCGTCAGATACACCGTTGTTTATTAGGTAGAATTTCTCAATTTGACAGCCTGAACCTAGGATTAAGTTACGAGCACCGCCTGAAGTACCTGTTAAATTAAGTCTTAAGTTACGAGCTGTTTGAGCAGAATTAGTATTAGTAAGTGTTAAAGTGACATCTGCACTTGAGAAGGCAACATCAGCAGTACCAGTAATAGCCTCAGATATTGCAGTGCTAAAATTGGTATTCGTAGTGGTGCCCCAGGTACCTGATTGCTCACCAGTCCCGATAAGTTCTATCTTTAAATCACTATAGGTACTTGCCATAAATCGTCCTTTTTATATATTCGTATTATAACCTAACTACTAGGTATAGTAGTGGGTATTACGCTCCAACTTGGTGTTTGAGCATCGTTAACATCAACCCAGCTAGGTGTCTGTGAATCATTTATTACAAACCAACCCGTAGCAAAAGCCGAATCCAAAAGGGTTAGAGTTTCAAGCACTGTTGGGCTAAAGTTAGCAACCACTGTGTAAGTATCTGTTAATCCGGTCGTATCAGTCACTGATGCAAAAACTGCTCTTATACCACCGTAAGCATCTGTTAATGTTGCTGTTTCATCTATGGTTACAAAGAAAGTAAATCCGCTGCCATAGTCATCTGATAAAGTAAATGTCTCATCTACTGCGGTGCTAATATCAGCATTACCAATTTCTTCGTCAATTAAAGTAGTACTTTCATCAACTGCGCCTACTAAGTCTGCTTGTGCAGCTTCTGTATCTGATAAAGTTATAGCCTCACTATTTAATCCTACTAAGTCAGCCTGAGCTGCTTCTGTTGTAGTTAAGGTAACGGCTTCTTCATCTAATCCTACAAAGTCAGCTTGAGCTGCTTCAGTTGTACTAAGCACTGCACTTTCAGCTTCTTCCGCTAAGAAAGTAACGATTGAAGACACTGCTTCACTTATACTAAATGTTTCAGCTAATGATGCACTTGTATTCCATGCACCTAGTTCTGCTGTAGTAAGTGTTAAACTTTCATCATTAGCAGCGTTCGAATCTAAATTACCTGTATAGTCATCTGCTAGGTCAAACGCTTCTGCGTTAGTTAAAAAGTAATTAAATTGGTTAGGTACATCATCTGTTAATGCAACCGTATCTTCAACTAAACCAACATAATCTACGCTTGATATAGCATAGACATCACTTAAACTATAACTCTCGGCTACCGCTACATCAAATTTTGTACCACCTAATGAAGCGAACGGAGCTTGGGCAAAGGTCGATAGCCCAAACATGTTATAACACTACCCACCTAGATCCAGTAGGTACAGTCACAGTAACTCCGCTACCTATAGTCATAGGACCTGTACTTGTAGCACTTGATCCACTTGGAATACTATAACTTGCACTTACTGTATTACTATTTACAACTAGACCATTTGATGCCACAGTTTGTGGCGCAGTTAAAGAACCTGTTGTTGGCACAAACGTAAGTTTGGTACTTGTAACGTTAAGTCCAGATACTGATCCTGAAGTAGCACTTGTAAATGTTGGATATAACGCTGTAGCCGTAGATGTATCGTTAGTAATGGTAACGCCAGATGCTGCTGCAGCCCATGTTGGAATACCGCCTGCTACTGTAAGAACTTGTCCTGTTGATCCAATACCTACTTTAGCTAACGTATTTGTAGCACTTGCATATATGACATCGCCTGTTGTGTATGTTGATAATCCTGTACCGCCTGAGGTAGCAGGTAACGTACCACTTGTTAATGACGATGTTGATGTTGCATATAAAGCACCACCAGAAGTAAAGCTAGTTAGACCTGTACCACCATAAGCTGTACCAATCGTACCACCATTCCAAGTACCACCTGTAATTACAGTAGAACCTAAAGATAAGGCGTTTGTACCCCAAGTAACATTTTCAGGTATATAACCATGCACATCCCAAGTACCATTAGAAGTGCTTGTTGATGTTAAAAATATTTGAGCCGCACCACCAGCAGCTACAGTTGCAACTGCACCTGACCCATTATTTACGATAGTTAAAAGACCCGTTGAGTTATTATTAAACTGAAAGCTTGCACCATTAACTAATGTAGTAGCATCAGGTAACTGATATGTTTGAGCTAAAGTACCAGTTAAAACTTGTGTAAATGATGAAGCTGCTGTAAGTACTGTTGTACCACCAGTAGACACTGTAGACGTTGTATTTCTAAATATATTATTAAGTGAAGTATTTTGATTAGCATCTCTTAGTACTACGCTACTTGCACCTGAAGAAGCTGTTACACCTGTACCACCGTAAGAAACTCCAACCGTAGTTCCTTGCCAAGTGCCAGACGCAATGGTACCTAAAGGAGTAACATTGTCCGATGCATCTAGATTGACTGATTTTTCAGCGGTATAAGTAACAAAGACTTGAGCTAGTCCACCTGATAGAGTAATAGGTGTTGTATTACCATTTGAATTAGATAATACTGTAGTACGTGCTAACGTAGGACCCGATGTAGAATACGTGCCAATACCTACTTCCCATTGAGCACCATCTGTAATAGTGTAATAGGTAGTATTAGTATTTCCAACAACAGCAAACGATTGGAATCCGCTGACTGCACCAAGTAAGGTTACAGAACCTGTACCTGATGTAGTCGTCGTTTCTTGTACACGATCATAGACTACTAGAGCCATTTAGGACTCCTTAGCCCGAAGCTGATAAAGTGTATGTTACGTTAATTGTGTCGCCTGATGTTACAGTTTTAGAACCTGCTGTAAAGTTACCTGCAGAGAACAATGTACCTGTTGTGTTATCAATTGTTGATGAACCACCAATATTAATAAATGCACCTGTTACAGTACCAGAACCAGTCATTGAGAATACTACCGCAGCACTTGTAGAAAGCACTGATGGGTTAGCATTTGTTGCAGTACTAAACGCTGGTGTTTTTCTTGTGCCAGAGTATGTAGGTAAATTTGTACCGCCTGCTTCAAACCAACCTGCATGAGATGCTTGTGTGTCTGTGTAAGCTGGTGTAGATGATGGTACAGCATTATTAGTCATAAGACCCATAACAACTGCGCCGCCGCCTGTGTTAGCAAAGTATGAATTAAGTAAGCTTTGACGACCTACGTTTGTTGTTAAATTTTCAAAATTGTCTTCCCATTTAACATTGCCGTCTTGATCGTAGCATGTAAATGTATAGACGCCGTTTAGACCAAACTCATCATTTGATCCAGCATTTCTTGTCACAGACGCATCAACTGAGTCGCCCATTCCAAAT